AAGCTAAACAGGAAAGAATATGGACAGATCCTATTCAAAAAATAGACCTTATAGCTGATGTAGATTCAGTAAAGGCTGTACTTGAAAATCAACAGGTAAATTTTACTGAGATACTCGGTAAAAAGAAAAGAATAATGAGTGTCGAGTGGCTAACGAAATGTGATGTCACTACGACTGCGTGTACCGATGACTGCGATATTACAGGCGAAGACGTCGAACCGGAATGCAAGGAATACGAAATCGAATGCTTGCGTGAATCTACGTTCCAAGTTTCGGATCGTGTTTACCGTGAACGTACTATCGAAAAGACCGAAGCTATTGCATTAAATATGCTTTATGCTAAAAAGGCTCTTGATGAGTGGCTGGCACAATACATCGTTACTGGTCTGGTCGCTGCCGGAGGTACGAACGTGTATGCCGGAGGTATAGGACACGTTGACGTTGCTGAAACTCATATCGCTGCCAACTTCTGGGATGACAATATCTGGGCTTACTTTAATCTTGTAAATGCTTACAATAAATTTAAATCCCCTTACTTACTAACTGGAGTAAATCTTCATCAGTATTTATTTAATCGTATGCACGAGTCGATGACTGAGGCTGGAAAGGCCGCAATGTCAAAGATTGGTACTATACGGAGGATTTATCAGGATATTGTAAACGTTGAGGCTATTGCTGCCGGTTATACATTCCTTATTCATAAGACTGCTGTTGCGTTCTTAAATAAGGCATGGAATCCACTCAATGCCGCTAATGCTATCAATCCGGCTGGTAATTACTGGTTATGGTCAGAACCTTCGATGAACATCCCCGGTATCTATTACGATATTGTGATGAAGGAAACCTGCTCGGATAATGATTTTGTTCAGGCTTACAAGGTTCAGCTTCATGGACTGTTTGCTGAAAATCCTTATCCCTGCGATGAGACCAACACTGGGGTACTTTCCTTTGTGTGCGGTGGTCAGTAATTTAAAACATTACATTTAATGAAATGATAAAAGGATATTCTATATTTGAGTATCCTTTTATTCTTTAAAATCATGGTAAAATCGGATATAATTTTTAAGTGCAATTGCGGTCAGAAGCGTAGAGTGATTACGCCTCCGCCCGTGAGTACGCGAGGACATATTAGGAGACCACCAAGAACAAAATAAAAAAGAAAAGAAATGTCAACTCTACCTCAGTGTCTCTCAACGATTGTGGGCTTCGCCCGCGAAGAGTGCGCCTGCGTTTCTGATTGGGATGACGATTATGCTATCTCTGACAGTGGTCTATTTTTGAGTGAATTGCAAGGCATGTCACTTCGAATACTTGATAGTCTCGGTGGTTGTCCTTTCATCTGGGAGAAGATGGAGAACGCTCGCCTGAATGCTATAAACGCATTTAAGACTGACATCATGATGGAAATCCTGAAGTACAAAGAACCTATCCGTGAACGTTTCACGGGTGATATAGGTTATAAGCAATTCACGAAGTTAGTATCAAACCTTCATACTTACTACGGTCTTCGGATGTATTCCGATGTTCGCGGCGGTACTTTTACTTTGAGAAGTATAACTGTTATCTTAAATTCGACCGAAGCGTTTAATTTGGAAATTTACGATGAATATGATTTACTTTATACTATCCCTATAACGTCTCAGGCCGATAGGCCAAAGACAACTACGATCACGCCGATTGAATTTAATCTTGACCGTAATTATTATTTTCTTTATAATCCTGTAGGTACGCCTTATGCAAATAAACTCACGTGCGGGTGTGGTACTTATCACTGGTGTTTTTGTCCTGACGAACCTTGTTACAAACCTTCGCGCGACAAGTGGACTGAATGGGCAATGATCGGTGGTGTATCAGGTGACGTTTTAGCTGATAGGGACGACTGGGGATGTTCTCGGGTTGCTAACGGATTAGTCCTTCATGGGAATTTTACTTGCAATGGATTAAATGCTTTGTGTAACGAGGATTCTGACTTTCTTAATAATGAATTGGATGTTTCAATAGCTTATGCAATTCTTTACAAGGCAGGTGAGTTTCTAACTAACTATGTTATGGATTCGGGTGAAGTTTCACGTTATACGCTTCTTGGAACTGAGGCACTGAATACTAATAGAATTTATTATAATGCGCGTTATGCGATTATGATTGATTTTATAGCACGAAGTTGGGACGATAACCGCGATGACTGTCTTAGGTGTCGTCCGCCGATGGGAATGGGTAAACGATCACACTTTATATGAACGTAGATCAGGCAGTACAACGGTTTATCAAAGTAGGTAAGGACTTTACTGAATTTGACAAGATTATGCCAAAAATCGGAATGTCTGCTAATGCTATGATTTATGACAGAATTTACAAAACAGGATACAACGCGCAAGGTGAGGCATTGAGAGATTATACCCCAAAATATAAGAAGAAGAAAGAAAAGGCAGGACATTACAGAGGTTTTGTGGATTTAACATATTCGGGAAGGTTATGGAGTAATATCAGCATCCCGGCGGTGAAAAGCACAGACGCAGACCATAAAGCAGGTGTTGTAATTGTCGGTGCTTCAGGTGACGAATATCGTAAAATACTCATGGGGCTTACTGACGGTAACGGACGCGGGTTACAGGGGCGCGGTGATATACTCGACTTGAATAAAGAAGAGATTGACGTTATTCAAGAAATGACTGATAAATGGGTTTCAGAAGTTATTAACGCAAACGGGTTATGAATAATAAAATAGCAAATATCATTGTTGATTACATCAAAGACTTGACGTGGATCGACAAACTCGCTGGCTTAACTCAGGTCGCAAAGATTAATCAGAACGGGGTTGAAAAGCGTTACCCGATTAGCTGCTCAATGGCATTTGACAATGTTTGCGTCGAGGGGTGTTATGATGAACTTGCTCCTAATTCAGCTTATCAGAGTGTGGTTTATTTTGAAGACGGCGGGTTTAGTTTTATAAAACAGGAACGCAACAAACTCTATTATGAAAGTACATTGAAATTGATCGCGTGGCTGAACTATAATAAACTCGGTGGCGGGTGCGGGTCGACAGGGAATTACATTATTGATATTATCCGTGCCTTGCCTTCGTATCCTGTAAGTATAGGGGACTTACTTGGTGCGAATATTCGTGTTATGTCGCAAGCAATACGATCAGATGACATATTTTCAAAGTATACATTTAATCAAACAGCCACGCAATTTTTGCTTTTACCCTATGATTTTTTTAGCTTAGAAATACGAACTTCATTTTATTTGATTCCTGAATGCGTTGAAGATACAAGCGGATGTTTGGAATGTACTTAGAAATATTAAAAATAGGTATAATTGCCTATGTGTTTGTCATCCTGACTTCACCTGGAATGATCTTTTACTTCTGGTACAAATGGATTGACCATTTACCGGATTGGGCTTTCAAACCTGCGGGTGGGTGCAACCTATGCCTATCAGGGCAAATTTCGTGCTGGTTTTATCTGATTAAATACTTTCATTCTTACAACTTCTTTGAACATATATTTTTCATCTCAGCGACTATTTTAACCGTTATGATACTTGATAAACTAATTGATTATGAAGCTACGGATAATTGACTTTTCAAAAGAAAAACAATTTGAATGTGGAGGCCGGACATTTATTAAAGATGACAGTCTTTCATTTAACCGATTTCGTGAACTCCAAAGAATAAGTATTGAGTTTGGGTTCTCGACTTCGTTTATTGACTTATTTAAAGAAGTTAAAAAAGCCTATGACCTGGTTCAGACAAATAAAAACTGGGCTGACTTAGCAGTTACACTTTATAATATTATCGCAGGTGTATCAAAACTTGACGAAAAGGATGATCCGGCACTGAGACTTTGTGCGTTATTTATTAATGAAGCAAATGAAGATGTAACAGAATTTAATGAAGCAAAAATTAAGGACAAAATAAACTGCTGGAGTAAGGAGCTTGATGTAAGCCCTTTCTTCCATTTGGCAGTCAACTTAGTCGACGGTTGGATGCCAGCTTACAAAGTCACTTCCCAGAGTATTTTAAACAAGGAGAACGAGCCGAAACGCGAAACATCTATAAAGAGTTAGTAGAAAATGAAAGATATTGGAACGACTTACTCTATACCGTCACCGAAGGCAAAGCATCGGAAATTGACCGCCTATGTCGTTTCGATGTATTCGAGTTCTTTTTCTTTCTCTCCAATACTGAAAAGAAAATAAGAGATGGCAACAATAGACTTAAAAATCATCGCAGATAGCACTCAGGCTGTTCAGGAGATCAACAAGGTCACTGAGACAACAAAGACTATGCAGCGCACTGTTCAGGAAGGCGACAAGCGGCAAAAGGGACTTATTGAGGACTTAACCGATGCGATTAAAAAAATGGAAATTGCCAGAAGTAAGGCAATGACTATAGAGGGTATTGAAAAGCAAAATAAAAAATTAGCAGAAGCCAGACAGACATTAAAAGAATACGAGAATACGGGCGTTCAGGCAAATCAGAAAATAGAGAAGTCAGGAAATTCACTTTTAAAAGGAATAGGTAAATGGGCTTTAGGATTTGCAACGGTTGCTACTGCTGTTAAATTATTTAAGTCTATTATTGCTTCGACGGAAACCGCTACACATAAATTTGAAGTTGTTGTTGAAAGTGCAAAATCTGGAATAGGATTTTTCTTTAAAGCAATAGCATCGGGTGATTGGAGTAATTTTAGTGCCGGACTTGAGAATGCTATTAAAGGTGCAAAAAGATTTGTTGATGAACTTGAAAGTATAACAAACCTCACAAACGAACAACTTATTAAGTCTGCTGAATATGATAAAGAGATTTCTGACTTAAGAGCTGATACATGGAATAGAGATGAAGAAAATATTGACAAACGTAAACAGGCATTAACTGAAATAATTGATCTTCAGAAAAAGAAATTCGATGAAGAGGCCGAACTATTGAGACGAGCTTATGAAAATAATCTCAAAAAAGCTGCTTCTGATGCAGGACTTTCAGAGGCAATGATTGAAAATTTTATTAAGGAATATTCATCACTTGAGGATTTAGTTAAAATAGGTGAAAAATATAATGAGATAACTAAGGCAATGCGTCAACCTGGAATGACAGGTGAAAATATTGCTCAATTTGATGCCGAAAGAAAAGCATTAGGAGAGAATGCAAAAGAAGCATCAAAATATGCAAAGCAAGTTGGTAAGGTAACAGAAGAAACACGCGCAGGATTAGCGAAGGGATTGACTGAGGCAATTCAAAAAGAAGCTCAATTTAATGCTACGAACCGGAGGGATAAGATGCAGCTTGCCGCTATTGAGGAAGAAGAAAGAAAGAAAAAAGAGGATGCTGAAAAAGATGCTTATGAAAAAAGATTAAAATTACAGGAGGAGTTTCAGAAAGCTGCCGAAAAACTTTTGGATGATTACGATAAGGCAAAATTAGATGAGTTTACCGGCAAAGAACGGATAGTTGCTGAACGTAACCTTAATCTAGCCTTAATTGATGAGCAACGTAAGTTCATGGAAGAGCGCGGCAAACTCACCGCTGAACAAACTGAACAATTCAAAGCACTTTACAATAATATATGGAATGAAGCAGAACTTGCTTTAGTTGATTTCGATATTGCCGAAATAGAAGAGAGACAAAAGACTGCCGATAAGGTTGCGAAGACTGCAAAGGATAACGCAGCTAATCTTTTAGACATTCAGCGCGAAACTCAGGAATTTGCACTTGAATTACTTGGTGATAATGAAGAGGCAAAACAAGACCTTCAGATTAAGTTTCTTGAAGAAGACAGGGCGGCAATATCAAAGAAGATATTAAATAATGAAGGCACAGAAGCCGAATTGCAGGAACTTACTGCTCTTTATACGCTTTATGGAATTAAAATAAATACGTTATTAAAGAAACAAGCTGATGAAGCAAAGGGATTTAGTATTAGTAAGGCACTCGGATTAACTGAAAAAGAAGGCGAAAAACTTACAGAAGGATTACAATTTATTGTTGAGAATATTTCAAGTGCTTTAAGTGACATCACGAGCGCGCGTGTAGAAGAGGCAACAAAAAATGTTTCACTTATTGAAGATCAGATTGCACAAACGCGCGCTGCACTTGATCAGGAACTTGAACTTGCTAAACAGGGATTTGCTAATAATGTTTCAGCGAAACAGCAGGAACTTGCTGAACTTGAAAAGGCACGTAAAAAAGCACTTGAGGATCAGAAAAAAGCATTAAAGGCACAGCAGCAAGTTGATACGGTAATTCAAACGATTAGTCTTATCACATCAGCAGCGCAGGTATTTAAAGATTTTTCAAAGATACCCGTCGTAGGTGTTCCACTTGCAATAGCAATGATAGCAACAATGTTTGCAGCATTTGCAGCAGCGAAAGTAAAAGCAGTCGCAGCCGCTAAACTTGCCGAAGGCGGAGTGGGTACTGAAACAGGAATTATTTCAGGTAAGCGTCACAGCGAAGGTGGTGAACCATTTCTTAATCATGTCGAGGTTGAACGTGGCGAAATGTGGGGTGTATTATCGAAGTCAGCAGCAGCAAAACATGGAAAAGAATTTTCTCAGATAGTGACTTCGTTCAATAAAGATAACTTAGTTGTTGAACGCATGGATGCTCCGAATAATTACATTAACGTTGATGTAAATCAAACTAATTCGAGATTGGATAAAGTTGAGAACCAGTTGATAAAGTTAAACCGTCATTTTGCTGGTCAAAAAGAGGTTCATGAGACCGCTGATATGAGAATAGAAAAGATCGGTAACAAAACAAGGATAATCCGGAAATGAATTATAGATTTTACTTGACCATAGGATCATCTGAGATTGAAGTTTTTCCGTTGAACTTCTTTAAAACATCGCTTGTTGATGCAAAGGAGGAGAGACAGATATTTTACCGGCGCAAGTTTTCGGGTACTTTACGTTTTTACAATGATGCAAAATTAGGCATAACAGACTTTACACTTATTAATCTTGTCGAAACATTAATATTAGCCGGTTCATTAGATTGTCAGGATTTACTATTAAGGATTGAACAGAAAAATAGTGGCGCAAATACTTATCACACTTACTGGGAGGGTCGCTTTGCAACTTCTGACGGGAAGTTTGATTTAGATAACTGCACATTTGAAGTTACACCACTTCCGTATGATGACTATACAAATTTTGACGAAAACGGAGATACGGAATACAACATTCTTGATATTACAACTGAATACACTACCAACTCTGATACTACCGCATATACCCATAACCGACTGATGTCAGATGTCATTGATTTTATTGTAAAGAAAATCGAACCTGCAGCTACGATAACAAGTTGGTTTCTTAATGACGAGTTCAATCCTGTTACTGGTGAACTCAATATGTACCGTTATTTAATGATCTCTCAAAAATCTGACTTTAAGCGACCTGAAGCAGCCGATCCGGCAACAATAGGTATGATGAGTTTTAATCAACTTATGGATATACTGCGGGGTATGTATAATCTTTATTGGAAATGGGACGGCACAACATTAAGAATAGAACATCAGAGTTACTGGGATAATACAGCAGGTTTGGATTTACGATTAAAGCAATTATCGCAGCGTTCAAATAAATATTCTCATAAGACGGAGGATTTATATCGTCAAGAGAAATTTTCATTTATGGAAGCTGGCGATAGTAACTATACTACACATATAATTTCTTATGATATTCATTGTACACCAAATACTATATTTGAATATTCTAATAACGTGACGACAGATGTTTCATATATAGAGAAATGTATTGAAGACAAACAAGATACAGGTCTTGAAAGCAATATCAGTGATAGTGGATGGGTTATTACTTCTAATTCGTATGATAGTATAGATTATTTCATTTATTTTGGCAAAGCATTTGAGAATACTGTTTCGTCAATTAATTATCCTAATTCATGGAGTTATCTTCTTAACGTACTTCATTTACATGATAGAATATTGATGACAGGTTACATTAATGAGAATTATATTGAATTTATCAGTGCAAAAAAGACAAAAGTACAACAAATAAATGCGATAATATGTTATGATGATGGCTATAACTCAAATGATTATATTACTACTGAACTAGGTGAGGATTATTTTTTGGGGCAAAAAGGTTACGTTGATAATGCAACAATACATCCAGACGGATTAATTGAATTTAAACTTTTATATGGTGAAGACAGAAATATAGATGTTATAATACCCACACCACCTAAATCTATTACTTGTGCATTTTATTCAAATACTCGTGATGATTGGGCTAATGCATGGGCCACAACAACATTATCAGAACCAAGTCCATATAATATATATTTCTGGATTTTATGGGATGATGGATTAGCTACTGAAGATTGCCAAGAAATATTTATCCCTGCTGGGACTTTAACTGTTGTGGATGATGTACCAGTTGGAGTTGCATCATATACATTTAGGTTTAATATTTCTGATACATCTATGAGTGGTTGGGATTTTATTGTTTATAATCGCGTTCATACTCGCAGGGGAGATCCTATTGCTGCCGACACGACAGTAACCGACGTTGAATGCGGAGGCTATGTTCCACCAGCAGCACCAGTAGCACCAGTATGTAACTTCCCGAACCAGTATATTGAATGTCAACCTGTTTATGTCATATGGGGTGCTGTGGCTGATGCAACTTCTTATCAAATATGGCGTAAGCCTAATACTGCATTAGAAGATGTGTGGGGAATAATAGAAACCACATGGAGAACTAATTATACTGATAGTCAAGCGGGAGAAAACCAAGATACATATAGTTATCGTATAAGGGCTTGTAATATCTCAGGATGTTCGCCTGACTCGAATAACGTATGGATAGTAACTGATTGTCCTCCCGAAATGTGATTATTATGATGAATATTGCTTATAGCTTCATATAAAAATTTATGTCATTATATAACTGTCATAAGCAACAGCCTCAACCGTGGATGAGTTACATAGCAAGTAACATGATTTGCTATGATAAGCACTGCTGTCCTGCGCTCGTAACAAATACAACTTCGCTACTGCCATTTCAGATTATCTCGAATGGTTCGTTTATGAAAATGGAGATCTCACCTTTCAAGGAGAATGACTGGAGTTTAATAACTATACCTTATACTGAAGTTTACATTGACGGGTTTTATTTTATTTCTTATAACGGGTCAGCTATTGACGAACTTGAATGTGGTGCTTATGATTTTAAATTAACTGCCGGTGAGACGTGGTATTTTGAACCAATCACAGTAAAGGATTTTATTATTACAGAAAATGCCTATACGATCCGTGACGATCTGATGCTCCCGTTTAAATTCTCAGAACAGCAATTTGAGACAAGTCCGATTATAGCGCCGTGTGATAGTTTTTTACCTTTTATGTTTTCAACAGAGAACGCAACTTCAGGAACTATTGCGGTTTATTTATATGATGCTGATTGTGTTGTTACTGAACTGACAGATATTGTTGTTACTGTTTTGACTATTTCAGGTAAGACTTACTATATTCACGAAGGAGAGTGTTTTTATCCTTTCCTTGAGTGTGGGACTTATAAACTCGAAATTGTTGATGGTACTCATTCTTATTTTTCTGTACCTTTTGATGCTGTTTGTGATATGAATGATATTCCTGACGGCTACCGTGTGATGCTCGACTTTAATAGATGTGTGATGCGTGATGAAGACGGAATTATACTTTATGAGGAATGTTCGGATATTCCAGTTATTGTTGATGCTTGTGATGATTTAATAATTGGTAGCAATGACGTAACTGGAGGTAATAGTTATGCGATTACTGATGAAATTTATATGGCGCAGGGCTTTATATTAGATAATTCATGTCATATTGATTATATAGAAATTACTAAAGGGGTAAAAATTGCTAATCCTAATTTTAATATAAGACTTTCTATATATAACTCATTAGGAGGATTACCAACTACAAAAATTATAGATTCAAGTAATTTAATTACTGCTACAAATTTTTGTTCAGGTGTGTCCCTAAATAGATTTTATTTTGATTACTTATTAACCAATGGAAATTATTGTATGGTTATTACCTATGAGGATGTTATCACGCATAACAGCACTAATTATATTAATGTTCGACTTACTGATGATGGAACTTATATAGACGGGGCAGCTTCTTATAGATTAAAATTGGGCGTAAATTGGAATTTCTATGTTGGTTATGACATTATATCTAAAATAGTTTCTAAGTCTTATACGATATGAATAAATATCTCAAATTCGAATATTGGAACACCTGCGACTTAGGTAATATCTATTATCAAGGCGGGCATCACTTTTGGTTCTTCCTTGACGGTGATGTTCTTGAACCGTTTCATGAAGATACTGAAGACGGGCAAGAAAATGGTGATGGCGATTTCGTGCCGACTTATCGCAGGCAGATGAAACGATATTGGATTAAGAGCTCATTAATCCCTGAGCATTTGATTGATGCAATTCAGCGAATGAAACTGCATGATAATATTGAACTGACGTTTAAAACAGGTGAGGTTGAACAGGTTTATAATTTAGATATTGAGGTTGAATGGCAGTTTGAAAAATATTGCTGGCAAGGTACGGTCACGATAACTTTTGATATGGATGAGAAAGTCGTTTTGGGTGCTTGTTGCGATAATCTTACAGTTGGTGAGGTTGTGCCACCTGAGCCTATCCCTGATCTTTACTGGGTTGCTGAAACAGGAAGCGACATATCAGGTGACGGTTCGTATGCTAATCCGTGGGCAACTTTAGGTTATGCTACAACTCAGGCAATAACTCCCGGTGATGTTATTCATGTTAAAGCAGGAACGATAACAGAAACTTTACGAAGCGATTTGGCTGTTGGTGTTTCGATTGTCGGGCAAGGTGATACATCAATTGTAAAAGCGAGTGCAGCACTTGACCCAATGTTTTCATTCTCAAGCGCAGTAGAGGGCACTAACGGCAATCAATCTATCAGTTATATTATGATGGATGGTGATTTAACGGCAGAACAAGCAATACTGGCAATCGGCAGGAGTAATATAGAGTTGCATCATGTTACGATTAAGAATTTTCTTGGTGAAACTGATAATGCTATAATCTTTGGTGGTCATGTATCAGGTGCACCTGCTCCTTATGTCTATGCAACCGGAATAGAAATACATGATTGTACTTTTACTAATAATGCTTGTGATTTTCTCTATGATGCAAATACATATTTTGCTTGGTCAGCGGTTGAGATACGTTGGGTCAGCGGAGCATTAGTATATAATAATATATTTGATAATGTAACCGGAGGTCGGCATGGCTATGGAATTAAATGTATAAACGGAAGTATAAGAGGAAGTAAGATTTATGATAATGACTTTAGCCTAAACTTCAGAGATGAAGCAGGTAAATCATCCTATGCCTTTGCTATTGAATTATGGAACGGCACGGGCGGCGTTGAGGTTTACAATAATACTTGTAATGGTGGTGGCATAGACCTTGCCGGGCGTGGGTGGGAAGATAACTACGGTTATGGATTTACGGCAAGAGTGCATCATAACACAGTAGAAATGGATACTCAGCCAGTAAATACTGCTGAGGCTGCATTATTATTTGAAAGTGGTTGTACTGGCGGAGTTTATTTCTACAACAATTATGTAAAGAGCTTCACAACAGGGTTTGCCCTGAGTTTGAGAAGTGATACAGATACTAATGTCTTGAATATTGATGGATTATATCTTCATTATAATATATTCGAGAATTTGGGCCGAAATAACAGCACTGCGCCTGGCTGGGGAATTACATTTAACATAGTCAATGACTCGGGTAGTCCGTATAGTCCTACAATCAATAATTTCAATGTCTTTAACAATGTAATATACCACTCAGTATTGACAGCTTACGGATTATATATGGCTGCTACTACTGGAGGGGCTGGAGCAACATGGACAGACATACAAATTGTTAATAATATATTTGCCAATATGTATTGGCCATGCCAATGGAAGGATCAGACACTGGATAATGTTATAGTTAAGAATAATATATTCTATAATCCTGATGATGCAACAATGTTTGTTACCTGCACAGTGACAAATGATGATGTTGTGGCTGGCACAGATGTCAATCCTTTGTTTGTAGGTGGTTCTCCATTTGATTTCCATTTACAGGCAGGCTCACCCGCTATCAATGCAGGGATTGTTGTAGGTGTTATTACTCATTATTATGATATGGATGATGTTCTTGTTAGTCCTGTGGTTGAGATTGGTGCTTATCAATACATACCATAAAAAAACATTATGTTTATATAAGAAAAGGAGATAAAAGATAATTTTGAATAATTATGTTAAACAATAAATGATAATTAATTTAACTATCTGAAAATGAGCGTATTAGTTCAACCCGTGTGTCCCAGCGACTGCACAGGATTACCTCTTGTGGATTTCGACGTTTGCGCGCCTGAGACACATTATGGGGAGGTATCAAAGATTTACATCGCGGCTGCCGATGCCGCACCTTTCACAAACATAGAGTTACTGGCTGAATGGACACCACGTTTGTCGGACACTTCGGTTGATCCTGACGCAATACGTGAGTTAATAGTTCTCGGAGACTTGCCTGTAGCTGAACAATCCGAATTGACAATCTCAGGAGATAGGACAGTTGTAGGTTACAAACAGTTCGTTCTGAACTTTGAGGTTGACGAAACAAACTCAGTGAACTACAATTTTCTTCTGACTGCCGAGTGTAACCTTTCATTTTTGATTTGGTTCGAAACATCTGATGGTGTTATCTACGGTGGTAACGAAGGGATTTTGGCAACCCTCAGACTGAGTCTTATGATCCCGCGCGAACGTACTGATATTGTAAAGTATATGGGTACGGCTAAATGGAAGGCAGTACATTCACCACTTCGTTCACATTCACCTGTATAATAATTACGACAATGGCAGATATTAATATAGCTGAAGTTTGCGGATACCCATTTCCGGTATCATTTGCGCAAATGCTTGCCTCAACATTGATGAAGAATGCGGCTGGTGATATACTCGGTTTTAACTATATGATTGAAACCCCTGATGCGTGTGATTGTGAACCAGTCATTGACTGCGATAACAATCACATCCCTCCTGAGAACCTTCTTGTTCTTGGTTTTGGTCTTGATGCCTGCGGACACTTGGCTCTGAAGTTAGTCAATTGTGACGGTGAAAGTAGATCACAATAATTATGGCCTGCAAACCCGGTTATCCTGATGGACTTAAAGATGTCTTAGGTAATTACATAGGCTTCTTTATAAACGGCACTGATGAGGATGTCGGAGTTGTTGACATGACCACCGAAGCAGATGATTATGTCGCGAATACTCTTAATCCTGACGGTACTTTCAGAGTGCTGATCGAGGCCGTTGGTACGCTCGAAGTGCAACTGGCTGATTTGACTGACTTTACAGTTACTTTGGTTCAGACGACTAAATACCTCGGAGACTGGCTACCGATGAACATTATAAAAGTTTATCAGTCGGGTTCAACCGCCACGTTCTCAGTAGGTTATTAAATTATGAATTATGGCAGGTGACGGACTATAAAATATTATCCGCACTTGCCATTTTTATTAAAAAGGAGGTATCATGTCACCGGGAATAAGTGTTTCAAAAATATGCGTGCCTTTTGGAGGTGGTATTTCGTGGGAAACGTACTGGACTACACAATATCAGGCAGTAATGGATGCAATGCCAACACGTCCAAATGATACTGATAGGATATTACAGGCAAAATTGATGAAGGAGTTGGTTGACGGAGGATACCTTGCTAAAGCAGAGTTAATTGATATATTTTGCGCTGATACTTCAGCCAATTCGTTGTTAAATTGGAGAGACCCTACTGGATTGCATAATCCGTCATTGGTAAATGCTCCGTCTTTTACTGCTTATGAGGGATTTACCGGAGCAGCGGCAGGCAGTAAATATGTAAGACTTAATTTCAATCTTTCAACTGATGGGACAATAATAGGGCAGGATAATGTTTGTGCTATTGTTGGTTATGGAACTGATGTAGAAAGTGCAAGTTATGATTTTGGAAGTCTAAATGCCGCTACATCATATTTTTTGTTACAAGCAAGTGCGGGAGGAGTAGTTAATTATTTTTGCAATGAAAAAACGAGTGGAACTAATACTAATGCAGATGGGGCTTGTCATTTATCAATGTCAAGAAGTGCCGGAGCAAATTATAAAAGAGGATTAAATGCCGTATTAACAGCTACGGCAGTTGCATCTGTTGCAGTATCAGATAAGGAGTTGTACGTCTGTGCAATGAATAATAACGGTACTGCGAACGTGTCGAATACACAGGTGCGTTATGTGTTCATATTCAGTTCTCTTACTGATAATGAGGTAAGAGATGTAATTTCAATAATGGAAGAATATTACGATGCTTATTCCAAAAGGGTAATAGATCATACATTTGCTTATCCGGTTAATTCAAGCAAGGTTCTTCTGGATATTCCAACATCTGTTGTTGGAAATAATGAAGTAATACATCCGGCTGTTGTTAATGTTGGAGCAGTATGGAATGGTTATCAGTATTGGATGGCATGTACTCCATACCCAACTGGGGATAACACTTATGAAGTACCTGAAATATTTGCATCAAGTGATGGAATAAACTGGGTTGTTCCGGCAGGAGGAGCTAATCCTATTCTACCGCATCCGGTTGCTAATACTTATTCTGATGTGGATTTATATTATGAAAGTGGTACTCTGTATCTATTTTACAGAAGTACGCAAACGGGAGTTTCGGAGATTAGATTATTGAAGTCTACCGATGGTATAACGTGGAATACCGGCAGTCCGCAGGTTTTGCATAATCAAACTGTTGCAGGTTATTTGATAGGATCAACGTCTTTGGTGAAGATTGCGGGTGTTTATTATATGTACTGTGAAACCAATGACGTAACCTATAATCCATGGCGAGTTATACGGGTTAGTTGTAATACAATAGATGGCACTTACGCAAACCCAGAAGCTATCGTAGCGGCTTATACATTGGTATCTAATCACCTAATGTGTAAGGAAATAGGAGGCAAATATTATTTGGTTACAGGGGAGAGTATTGCCGGAAATTTTCAGGTGCAATTAAGACGCAGTGATGACGGAGTGAATTTTACAAACGAGGGGGCAAATTATCCCTTAATATATAAAACAAAGAGCTGGGAGACTGCCGCACAAATATATAAAAGACCTTTCTTGTGCTACGTAGGGAGTAAGTTAATGTGTTATTATTCATTAGAGGATGCAACAGCAGCAACCTATATAGCAGTTCAGGAAATTAAATTAGTGTAGTCGCTGTCATTTGACATTAATAAGAAAAGATATGAATGCAAATTTAAAACATTTTCTTGAAGGCGCTTTAGTGTCATCACTGACATTGATAGGAATACTTATTTTAAAGGGTACAGATAAGAGCGCAACAGACCTTGCCATGCTCGGTGCGTTCGGGTCGGCTTTTCTGATAGGTCTGGCAAAAGAAATATCAGATCGCAAAACAACCGGATTTGATGTTGGTGACTTAGTTCTTACATGGTCAGGTTGCTTTGTGCCGATAGTTATTTGGGGGGTAATTCAAAACTATATATGAACCAACTGAAAGATGTCGTCGGAAGCATCGGAAGTTACAAATCACATCCGACATGAGCGAACTTGAGTACGAAGTAATTTTACAAGCTATTAATCAGACTTGTGATGCACATAAAGAGGGTATCAGGGGTATATTAGCCTCTATCGAGGCAAGTTCTTTTGTTACTAATACTGAATTAAAAGGAATAAAAACTCGACTGGGTAAGTTGAATGGTACGGTTGCCGACCTTCAATCAGAAAGTGATGCACGGGCTGTAGTGGTACAGGACTTTCGTAACCATCAGAAATTTGGCAAATGGGTACATAAAAACTGGTGGTTAGTAACTCTTATATTTATATGTTCAGTAACATTGATTTTTGTTATACTCGAAAGATTTGGATTGATTGGAGTTTTAGAGGCTGTAAAGGAGGTTAAAGATGTGCTTTAAACGTAAACCTATTATGTGGGAACATTCAACGAAGGTTGCTTTATTGTTTGCAATAAATGACTATCCAGGAACACAAAACGACCTTAATTTTTGTCTGAACGACCTTAATCGTTCTAAGTCCAATCTATTAAATAAAGGTTTTCAGATACGCGAATTTCGAGATAGTGCCTTTACTCGTCGGGCATGGACTGAACAATTAACTTATGCCTTTACAAATGCACAGATAGGAGACAGGATTTGGATTGATGATTCTTCACATGGCTCCTATCGAAAAGATATACATAATGATGAAGAAGATGGGTATGACGAAACTATTTGCGCTTATGACGGTGATATTTTAGACGATGAAACAAATGAACTATGCAAACTTATTCCTGAAGGCGTTACTGTTGTTTTCTTTCTTGACTGTTGTTTTTCGGGTTCAGCAACACGCAACCCGGGTAATATCGAGGGCCGAAAAGTAAGATTTAAACCTCCGAAGGGAAAATTCAGAGCATACAAAAGAATTAAACGCGCTGTAATTCCTGACTATAACCGAATAGTTATCTCTGCTTGTCTCGAAAATGAAAGTGCCGAAGAAGGGATTATAGATAATGTTGGTACTGGGATTGCACATTTTTATTTATGGTATACTTATTCGGATGGCATAACCTGGAATGATTGGTTTAAGAAATTGAGATTTATACTTCCAAATAAGAATTTTTCACAAACTCCTACACTCGAAATAAATGAAAATCGTTTAAATGACATTGCAATTCTATAATACAGAAATTATTAATTTTTCATTGTTAAATAAAATAGTTTAAATTTGTATAACCAAAAATAATAAAATTATGAAATTTAAAAGCATCAAAAGAGACTGGACTGAAACATGGCCATCAACTGCTGGCTATATTATTTCTTTGGTTTTTGTCATTCTCGCTGCTGTTGGCGTGATTACTAATGACCAGAGCACTCAGGGACTTCCGGCGTTTAATACGCTGTTTGGAGGTATTGCAACTGTGATTACATCAGTTATTACATTGATCGGCATATTCTTTAAAAAAGATACTCCGGTATAATGTTTGCCCTGCTTTCACGGTCGTACGGCGAAAAGCAAACTACGGGGTGTTTGTCAATTTATGATGAAGATACGGAGGTTTATCAGTGTCGAACGCTGGAGCTTCCGTATCTTGAAAATCATAAAAACATCTCGTGTATTCCACCTGGAGAGTACAAGTGTGAACGCATAACGTCTCAGAAGTTTGGCCTTTGTTTTTTGGTCAATGATGTAAAGGATCGTAGCGGCATACTTTTTCATTCAGGAAATTTTGCTTCTGAGAAAATTCTTTTAAGCAGGGCACTCGAAATGAATCTAAAGAAAATTGATACGCTGGGTTGCGTTTTGCCGGGACTTCGTTTTTATGATTTAAACGGTGATGGTAATCAAGATGTGGCTGACAGCACCCTTGCAATGGGAATGCTTTTGCATATTTTACCTTCGAAATTCACCTTAATTATACGCTAATGAAAAAACTATTTATCCTTTCAATCTTCGTGCTTCTACTTGGTGGCTGTACTTGCATCATGTCGCAAAGCATACCGCCGCAATACTTGTATATGGATAGCACTTGCGGGGCTGCACTACCGGATTATTTACCTATGTTCACTTATACTGATAATTGCGGTATTGATACAGTGTGGCAATCACCTACGCGGGGATCGTGGCTGACAGCACCTACGACAACGGTACTCATTCGAGCGATTGACAACTTCAATAACCATACTGATCTGATGTTTGATGTCACGCTTATTGATAATAAACCCCCGACGATAACTCTTAATGATAGTACACTAATAACCGACAACCTGACAAAGATTAACAATGCTTACAACTTAGCCGATAGGATGCTCGCTTATGATGAACTATGGTTTGATAGTGCATTTGATTATGATGCTGTTGGTGTGCCTGATAGTTTACAACCTTTACAGCAATACTTCAATAAAATTTTAGTGACATGGACAACCCCGGCACTTGCTTTTACTGGTAAAGGCGGACGCTGGCATACTTTCATTAACGAAAGTGACACGCTTTTGATTGTGCCTAAATTGGATAACTGGATAGGATTACTGAAATGAAAAGACTAATATTCTTATTTTTGCTGTTTTTGCCGCTTTTGGGGCAATCTCAAGGCTTTCTACATAAAGTAACCCCATTGACAATCAAAGATCGTGGGATAAAAGCAGAAACTAAAGGAACGTGGTTATTTCGTTATAATATGGGGATGACAGCTTCAACAATCAGACTTAAATTTAATGACGCCAATAAGTTCAGTGGCTTTTATGCACCAGAAGGACTATCTTCAAAACTTGTGGCCGGGGTATTTTATACTAAATTCAAACCTGATGCAACGGCGATTTGGGCTGCTGGTGCAATGATAACAATACCTGTAATAAACGAAGATCGTTACGGAATAGCCATTGCAGGTTCTTATTCAATATTTAAGGTTGGTATAGGCTATGATTTCGGATTGCCGTTTAAGACAGGTTTATACTTCATGCCTGGTATTACAATTGATATTTTCAATCTTAATTAGTATCTTTGTTTGCTGATCTTTTTGCATTTCTGATTTTTTTCATGTTTCGTTTTTCGGGGGTTGCCTTACAAGCAGCCCTCTTTCTTTTTATTTGATGGTTATTTGATTTCTTATTTAGAACCGTTCTAAATTACATAAATCTCTATATTTATGATATAAGTCATAAAAATTAATGTTTTTATGGTTTTACTTTGCCTTATAATTAAAAACGAAACAAAATGAAAAAAGGAGACAAAGTAAAGATCAAAGACGGTAGTTACATGATGACTATTAATGGTAATCAATTATCTCATGTTGGATCATATAAAAGCACTGAGGTAATCGGTTGGTGCAAAGATACGTTTACTATTATTGCGGTAGGAGGCAAATATCCAACAGGCGATAGGGCAAAACGCGCAAATGATATAATGATGGTAAATGATACCAATAGAGAGATTTGGTTTTGCAGTTATATTAATATCAAAAAGCCTGTTCGCGAACACACAATGCAGGAACTTTATGATATTCTTGGGTATCGTTTTGAACTCATAAACTAAAAATATAATGAAAGCAGAAACAAAATCAACGTGGTTAGCCGTAGGATTTATGGTTATCATGGCAATTGTCTCAACAATAATTCATAATCTAATAATGTCATGAGAAAGATACGAATTATTGATACCCGTGACGACATGGATTTTTTAAATGGGATGGAGGGTTACGCTTCAATAAATAACGCTGGTCTGTTTACGGTTTACTTCTTAAAGGGCATTGCACCGAACGGTATTCAAAAGACTTTGTTGCTTCATCCCGAAGTCCAGGATTTAGGGCGTGCAACTGTCAGACCGATTACAGAGATAATGTACCGCGAGATGCCAAACGAGTTCAACGGTGTTGACTTGTTCCGGCGTGTAGCCTCTGCTTTAGAGCGTGATGATATTTATGCTGATACTGTTTTTCGCAGGATGCGTGAACTGAAAGAACGGGGCGTTATTAACTTTGAATGTTTGAATGACAGCAAAAGTATTTATAAAAAACGGTAATCATGTTTTTAGATGAAGAATTATATCAGATAGGTTCTAAGTTTGACGGCTCAAATGATATTGAATTAATTAAAGACATGATTGGCGTATGTCTCGAAAGAACTTCAGCTGATTTAATATCAGAACAAAATGATGCGATATTAATTCCTGTATTTAAGAGAGTAAATTATTCGTGGAATTTGGCTATTGACAGACTTGCTAAAGAGAATAAAAAAATTACTGTTAAAGACGGGTTTTTATTATTCTTATTAAATAGCAATAAATTTGAGTGCGTTCATTCAATAGTCAATGAAGTATTTAAATCACTGTCTAATGACAGCAAATCAATATACAAAAAGAAATAGACTGTTCTTTTAGAACTTTAAACCTAAGCAGCGTGTATTTGACAACACATACTCGATTTTTCAGGCTGATCTATTGCAGCCCCAAGCAATGCGATGTTAATAGCAGCATTTTGATCTGCATCTATTATATCAACATTGCAGTTGTAATTGGTACAATTAAACATTTTGTTCGTTCTCTTTCCAATGTGATGACAAACATGACAAGTTTGAGATGTGTACCTCGGATCGACAACGATCATTTTAACACCATTCAATTTAGCTTTATAAGCAATGAATGTACGAAGTTGACGGAAATTCCATCTACCCAATTTTGTTTTAAACTTTTTATTCTTTCGTTTAGAGGTAAATCGAATATTTGTCAAATTCTCTACCGCAATTCCCTTACCCTCAGATTTAGCCAACATGACAATACGTTTTGCTATAGTGTGATTAATGATAGTTGCCGTAGTTCTTTCTTTGCCCGATATTCTTTTAAGCAGTTTTCTCGAATTACGAGTGCCTTTGCGCTGAATAGAACTCCTGATAAATTGGCGATGTTCACGGTAAGTATTAAGCCAATCGGCAGTATGCTTAATTCCGTCAGATGTAACAGCGATGTCGGTTATTCCCATATCGACACCAATAAATTCTTCAATGTCTTCTATTTCTTCTTCGGGAACTTCAATCGACTGAAAAATATAAAACTTACCTTTTTTATAAATAAGATCGGCTTCACCTTTTATATATGGAATATACTTGCGATTATGACAAACAAATGGGATTTTGGTGCGGCCTCCAATAGCCCAGAGCGAAATAATATTATCAGGTTTATAAGTAAGAATACGACTATCATATGTAATGCCGCCCAGCTCTCTAAAATGACGTTGTGTTTTCTTATCTATTTTATAAGAATCAGCAACCTTACTAATACACCGAATAAGCATTTGAGCAGAAAGCCTGAATGTCGCTTTGCAAGAATGATAAACGACATGGTGGAGATTAAATTGATTAAAAATCTTTTTATCCCATGCAACTTCAGAGATGGCATTACAGGTAGTATTAGCTTCCTTTATTGTTTCAACAAGAAGTGCCGACTGATCTTTGTCGGGGAGCAATTTTATTTTTAATGTTAACTTCATATTACAAATATAATTCATATATTTGAATTAAGAAAAATAAAGAAATGAAAACTACAGAGCAGATTAAATTAGAAGTAAAAGAACTTGAAAATCAAATTAAATTAAAGATTGACAAATTTATTGAAGTGAATGGAGAGTGCAGCGTGAATATATCAAGTTACGCAAACTTTATTCCTATTGAGGGTGGACGAAAAGTTTTTGCAGGACATGAGGTTGAGGTTACTATAACAATATGAAGAAATGAAAAAACAAGAATGGGATTTAATAAAGCAATACATTGATGCAAAAGTCATCTATGAAATTGAAAATCGTGTAGAAGATGAAGAGGGATATCATGGTAATGCTGACAAGAAAGAAGTAGAACAGGCAGAACAAAACATTGATACATATTTAACTGAAACTTTTATACCATTTAAAATAAGAAAATGAGTAAAAATCAACCAAACAATGTAATTCAGAACAACGTTTTTACGGGTGTTCAGTGGGACGGGCAGGCTATTGAGGCAGTAAACAATGTCGCAAAAGCACTTCTGAACCTAACAGAACTTTTCAATTCTCAGCACATTAAGATTGAAATGATAAAGATTAATGCTGACCAAACTGACCTTATGCAAAATACTCTTTTAGTAAACCATGACTAATATAAGACGAAATGAAAAAAATAATATCAATTATAATAATATCTATTGCAGCATTAATTATTATATTTTCTGGTTACATCATAATTAAATATGCCTCATTTGAACAAATTAAAGCAAGTCAGGTTTTGGTTTATCTTGTATTATGGGGTATTGTGATATTAACTATTTGGGCAATAGATAATTTAAAAAAACTTAAAAGGTGAAATATACGAATTACATACTTAATGGTCGTCCGCTGCAACCGGAGAGCCTGATTTGCGAAGGAACATTCAGGGTTAGTTCAATTTTATTGGTTCTCGTTCCTTCGCTTATTGGCGTGGTTGTCATCTCAGGGATGTTACCAGTTGCTATGGCCATGGACAGCGGGCGGCTTTTAAAACTACGTTACTACCAGCATCAAAGGTACGAACGCAAGGTACGGTATTTAAAGAGTGTGGTTATCTCATTAGACCATGATGTTAATGAGTGGATAATACTGAGAGCAGCATGACAAAAGAAGAATTTCTCAATGAGCATTGCGCCACGTTTGATAATACGGGCACATGGAGGGTATTTTCTAAAGATGAAAAACTTTCCGACCTCAACGAAGTGATAAGACAAGAACTAATAACGTTCTGTTGTGAAAAACTTTCTCCCGACATTATTGGTGATGAAGTAATATTTGTGGATGAATATTTATTAAAACAGCAGAAATGAAACCGACAGCAGAAGAAAGAAGTATTACCTGTCCTTCGTGTAAAGGACATAATGTTAATAAAAAGGAAACACGTAGGAACAATGGCATAATCGGTCCCGGCTATCGTTCATGGGTTGTCGACTCGTGGTATAGTTGTTTGGATTGTGGTACTCGATTTGATTTAGTTAATACTAATAAATCACAACAGAAATGAATCCAATGGAAATAATCAATAAATATTGTACTGAGGTAAATGGTGAGTTTGGTGAATATATAATCACTGACAAAAAGGGGTTTGCTAAAGACATAGCAGCCTACGCCGCAGCGGTCAAGTCAGAACCAATTGAGGGGGCAAATGCTAAACTTAGGCTGATAATGGGTAAAGTCCAAGATTGTATTGGAATGCAAAACGCAGCACTTGAAGACCAGTTAAAAATAATATGGGATGATCTTTCGATGCTATTACTGCAAAGCGAACAAAGACAGCCGTCAGCCGAGGGTGCAGAGGAGATAATTGAGTCCATTGTAGAAAGTCTTGGTGAGCCAATAAATATCCATAACCACGTTTTCGAGATACGTCCATATACGGTTGAACACAAAACGGAGTGGTGGATATTTCATAAAGAAGTAGGTTCGGGCGAACCACTTGCGCAATGGCTCAGCAAGTTTGCCGCCCTCCACGCCCAGCGTCCTGCCGCCCAGCAGGTAGCGGAGGAGATAAAGAAACTCACTCCCAGTAATGAGCAAATCCATGAGGCTGCTAAAGCATGGGCGAGGGATCACAGCGAAGCACCCGACAAGGACTGCCCTGAGTGGTTAATCCGGGACTATGAGGCGGGAGCTTATTTCGTCCGTCAGTGCTTTGGGTGTTGGAATAAAATAGACGATGAAAAGGCAACAAGAGAGATGCACTTAAACATGCAGTATTACATGGAGTATTGCCAAATACTGGGTTATGTAACCCCACAGGAATGGATTGAAAAGCATAAACATTTTTAACCTTAAAAGCAGAGAGTAATAACCAATAAAACAGAGAGATGAATAGCTTTTTAAGTGTTACAATAGGTGCTTGCGTATTTATATTACTCTACTCAGTAATGCTAATTGCAAGCCCCGATAATAGTATTTTTAATTTGGTTGTATCAACCATTTGTGGTTCGGCAATTAGGATAGGACTTGGAATAAATAAAAAGAAACAGCCATGACCAGAACCGAAGAACTTCTGAGAGAGTTCGTACAAAAATGTAGAGCGGATTTATATTATTCAGAACAAGATGGATTTATGATTACCGACCTCAACGCACTTCTCGACAAACTGATGCCAGCAGGGGAGGAGGTAGATAAGCAATACCCTACGAGTTATGACGGTCTTCGTATCCAACTTAGATTAGGAAATCTTATAACCCCGGAGTTGACAGATATTCTCCAAGGTTTAGCCGAATCAAACAAAAAAATAATTGCGGGTATTGAGTGGTTTCGCAGCCGAATGAAAGGAGAGAGCAAATGAACTTAACACCAATTACAGCTTTTTTGCTATTGATAGGAGCATTTATAAGTGGCTATTGTATCGGAATGGGTAATGGATTACATAAAAGAAAGAGCAAATGACATTATACATTTCCAATAAAGTCAAGGCGCAACTAAAAGAACTTTTGAAGCGAACGAAGAACTTTGAATTTTCGCATGGCGACGTGAGGTACGTTGCTGTCAATGGTAAACTAACAGCATGGGATATAAACAATAACCGCCCCTGCAAAATAGTTAATTGGAATGGATGAAACGCTGACACTGTCGTATATTTGTGAGGTTGAACAAGGCAATAGACTTCGCCCTAAAAAGTATAAACATTGCTGCGAGGTCAGTTATGAACTGTATTTTTATTTAACCGAATTTCACGTTATAGACGTTAATGAGTATGTCATCAGCGAAGGGGTGTTTTTTGTTGAACTTTACGACACTGTTCAGCTTTGGTTTTGTACGGCATGGATGGCTGATGACTTCGAAAGAAAGGTTCATTTGTTTATTTTGGGTTATCAGCCGGTAAAAAGGTTTGGTGAGTTCTTATGAAAAACGTTTTAATTAAAAATAATGTATAACTAAAAATCAGAAAGCTATGGCAAAACAAGCAACAATTAACAAGTATCGGAATTGTTTAAATACAATTCATGAAAGGGCAAATGAAGGGATAACAACACAAGAGTTATTTGAGAAATATAAACTCGATAAGAGTTTGATAACTGAAGGTCTAAAGTTTGGCTATTTAATAAAAGAAAATGGCAAAATTAAATCTCTAAACAATACAGTGTTCAGCACATACCAGGCTAAAAAAATTGCTGATAAAATTAATGCCAGGAAAGTAAAATCAGCTACAAAATCAGGTCAAGTAAATAATGATACTGTTAAGCCATTACTAAGTACGGATAACTATGAAGAAATACTACAATTTGTAGATGAAGGTACATATATTATTTCCGACGAGCTGTTATTTAATGAAATACGGAGAAGGGGTTATTTGGGTGATCTGATTAAAACCGTAAAAATTAAATTATAAAAATCAAATGTTCTTTGAAAATAATTTCTTATCTTTGTAATGGTTTGAACGCCGTTTGTATGATGAGAAATCTCAAAATTTTGCTCCCTGTGTTTTGGATGCACAATTATTCCGAAAGGCATCATGCGTGGCGTTCACATCCAAACATAGGGAGTTTTGACACAGTTTTCCCGAAGGTGATTATATCGACCTTAAAACAAAAACAGAGCAGTATAAGAAGCCTGGAGAGATAACAAAACCCAGGCACTGTCCTACACCTGACAACCTGGTCAGTCATAACTTCAAAATCAATTCCAGCCTTAACCGATGAGGATGTTTCTGACCTGAGTGCTGAAAGGCAATAGTCAAGTAATATGACCGATAAAGGTGCTATGCAAGTAATTAAACAGTCTTATGTAGAATGAATATAAATAACAAAAAAAGTGAAAAACATGACAAAAATCATGTTTTTTGAACAAATGTCTTTGTAAATTTACTTTGTAATCAAAAACGAAGACGATGAAAACGCAAAAACTTTACTCTGATCTTCAAACAACTGAAGATTTTATACAATATTATCATGATGCTGGCCGTAGAGAATTGAAGGCAGTATTAAAAAGTTTAAACACTCATCATAAGGGTACACAAAGAGAACGAAACGAAAAAGATGCAATTATAGCATTATTAGCATAACTTAAAAACGAAAAGCGATGAAAGAATTAGATGTTAAAAAGATTTACAGCGACAATCTGACGAGCGTTGGCGAATTGACCGCTCAACTCACAATCACCCAAAGTAAATTACTGAGCGCAATTATCATAATGCAGTTCGTAATTGAAAACCCTGACGACACTGAGGTAAATTTAAGAAGTATGCAAAAGTTTGTCGATCAATTCACGAAGTCATGAAAAGTGAAACGAAAGAGTATGCTGGCTTTATAGTATTGCTGGTATTTTTGATGGTTTGTTATTATGTAAGTGCAATTTAAAAACGAAATTATGAAAACAAAGATTGAGATTAAGTCATTATGGGGTAGTCTTTTATTTGAGTTTGAAAAAGAAAACAACTCAGTAAAAGACACTCTAATTGAGGCAGTTAAAAAGGGCGCATACCTCACGGGCGCAGACCTCAGGGGCGCATACCTCACGGGCGCATACCTCACGGGCGCAGACCTCAGGGGCGCAGACCTCAGGGGCGCAGACCTCAGGGGCGCATACCTCACGGGCGCAGACCTCAGGGGCGCAGACCTCACGGGCGCATACCTCAGGGGCGCAGACCTCACGGGCGCATACCTCACGGGCGCATACCTCAGGGGCGCATACCTCACGGGCGCAGACCTCAGGGGCGCATACCTCAGGGGCGCAGACCTCAGGGGCGCATACCTCACGGGCGCAGACCTCATAAGAATTGCCACGTTTTTTTCTATTATTCCCGATGGTGAAATCATTGCATGGAAAAAGCTAAAAGATGGGCTAATTGCAAAACTTTTAATACCATTAAAAGCGAAAAGAGTTAATGCTATAGGCTCCCGCAAATGTCGTTTTGAATATGCTAAAGTTATAGCTATTTATAACGGCAATAAACAAGTTAAGGAGAGCGCGGGTAAGTATGATAAAAACCTTATTTATAAAAAAGGCGAAGTTGTGAGGCCGGACGATTTTGATCCATCGCCGCTTATTGAGTGCTCAAAGGGTATTCATGCCTTTATTACCAGACTTGAGGCAGAAGAGTATTAATAATAAAAACGAAGACCATGAGTATAGATATGAAAAATTTGGCTTATATACCACCGCCACCTAAGTTTTTGGAATGGCAAAAGAAGTATATTAAAAAAAGAAACGCAAAGATTAGAAGATATGGGTTGTGGCAGTTTTTTAAATCCAAATTCAAAAGGAAATGAGTTTACCAAATTCAATGACAATAGGCCCGGCAGACGACTATAAGTTATACGCTGATAGGAGTAACGACGACATCCCTAAGTGGACAGAACTTGAGTGGGAATGTGGCGATCTGATTGACGAAGATGCCGAAGAACGTGCTGAATACTACATTATGACTGCCGAGAGTGACGGGAAGCAGTACCAGGGTACGGGCGTTTATTCGTGTGGTGAACTTATAGAAGTTGAAAATATTGAAATTATAAAATCATAAAAACGAAAAATGAAAAAACTAATAACGTTTGTAAAGTTCATCAAAGAAAAACCCGGTCAATATGGGACACAATATCTGTATGAGATATCTTACGATGAAAAGAAAGGTATTTACTATTCAAAGAAAAGTGATCAGAACTATTTTGTTGAAGGTCAGGAGGCTGAATTTACTGAGGAAGAACGTAGTTATACTGATAAAAACGGTAAGCCTGCATCGTTTTTTCTTATCAAACCCATTGCAACCGGCAAACAAAGTACCTACGGTAAGGCAATGAACAAAGAACAGGCCAGGTATTCCTCCTTCGCAGTTGCTTATGTTAAGGATTTGATTGTATCAGGTCGCGTTGACATAAAAGACTGGGAAGCAAAGAGCCGCGAGGTTTGTTCGTGGATGGTTTCAATAGATAAGGAGATAATGTCATGATTATCGTTAATATAGAACAGCGAAGTGAGGCATGGCACGATATCCGTTGCGGTAGGGTTACGGGTACACGATTTTCTGATCTTTGTGCAGGCGAAAATACAGACACTTATAAAAAACTTGTCACAAATATCGTTTGTGAGATTATAACAGGCAAGGCCGAAGATACATACTCAAATGCAATTATGGAGGCTGGTATTGAAAATGAACCGCTGGCACGAATGGCATACATTGACGCAACTGGTATTGACATAACTGAGGCGGGGTTTATTATTCCTGATGAAGATAATAAGTATCATGACTGGATCGGTATTAGTCCTGACGGACTGGAGGCTGAAAGCGGAGGTATTGAAGTTAAGTGTCCGTTCGCGCGTACACACATGAACTATATTAAAGCAAATAAACTACCCTCAGAATATCGTCACCAGGTACAGGGGCAACTTTATGTCACCGGACGTAAGTGGTGGGATTTTGTGAGCTACGCTGAAGGAATGAAATTGTTTATCGTTCGTGTTGAACCAGATATTGAACTATTTAAGATATTTGAAACACGACTTGATAAGTTAATTATTGATGTTCAAAATGAACTGAAGATTTATGAATTATATAACTTATACGACTAATATGACAAGAATAAACATAAAAGTAAATATTTCAAATCTGAAATGTGTTACGCAATGGCAAAAGGGCGAAACTGGCCCTGTGGAGTGTTTAATCATTCCGATTGATGCGAACTTTCTTTTTAAGGGTAAGAACGGCTATTGGTTGGATTTAACAGCCTTTCAAATACAACATCCGAAAGACAACCAAAAGGATACTCACATATTAAAGCAGAGTTTGCCGAAAGAGGTGTATGAAACTTTGACTGATGAAGAAAAAAAAGCAATGCCTATCATGGGTAACGCGATGGTCGTGGAAGTGCAGGGAACGAACCAGCCGAAACCACTTGAAATTGATGACACAATACCTTACTAATGGCAAAGCTCTACATCGGTGACAACGAGGCTCAGAAAACGAGCTACGAACACGCGATTGAGGACAAAGAAAAGGTTAAGAAGTTCGCATCGCATGAGATACGTGACAAGTGGGGACTGCGTTTCAGGGCTTTTACAACTTTGATCTTCTTTAAGACCGAGGAACTGATGAGAGAAAAACGAGAACATTACGAAATGTTATACGGAGAAAGCAAAATAATTAAACCGAAATTTAAGGTAAAATAAACTACTAATCATTACTAATTATTCATAAATTAGTAAATAATTCAAAACGAAATGAAAGTAACTTACGACGAAAAAACGAATAATGATTTCACTCCATTCAGACTTATATTGGAGTTTGAATCAAGAGAAGATTTGGTTACATTTAACGGAGTTTTATTTGATGCTGAATTAAGACTTGCAGAATTTATATTTGAACATAGAGAAAGACATTATGAATTAATAAATCATATTAAGGATGTTATAAATCTTAAAATTGAAAGGTGAAATATTACGCCACAAAGAAAGGCTCGTTTCGCATTCATAACCGCAAGGACTTTGAGACTGAACTAAACGCCCTGCCCGAAGGCCGGTACACTATTGAAGTTAAGAAGTACCGCAAAAACAAAAGCCAGGAACAGCTCGGTTATTATTTCTCATGCGTTTTGCCTATGTTTTTGAGTGCTGCCGTGGCACAAGGCTGGGAATTAACAACGATAGAAGAATGTGACGCATGGCTCAAAAGTATGTTTGCTGAACGCGATTTAATTAACAGAAATACGGCTGAAATTGTGAAGATACCTGCACTAAAACGAAATATGACTACGGTAGAATTTTCAACCTTCGTTGACCAAGTGCGTAACTACTGCGCTGAATACTTCGGGGTTTATATTCCTGAGCCAGAAAAAAATATTGAAATTAAATTTGACAAATGAAATAAATGATTTACATTTGCAATGTAAGTTAAAACATAGAGCGATATGAATAATGCCTTTAAATCATTTAAAATAATTGCCCTCACAGGCATACAAAAGCCGCAAAAGGTTCTTACGGGTCGCTCTGTTTTCCTTAGTGGTTTTTGCGTCTGTGAGGGTTTATATTATAGTTATGGGAAAAAGAAATAAAAAACGCGATGATTATTGGAGAGATACGTCTCTGATCGATTTTGATGGAGAAAAATGGATGGACTGCTATGGATTTGATGGAATTTATTCTATTTCAAATTATGGCAGAGTAAAGAGCGAGGAAAGATATGATAATCGAGGTCGAAAGATCAGGCAAAGAATACTAAAGCAATACAGCAAAGATAACCACGCTTGTCCTACGGTTGTTTTTTGTGTTGATAATGTACATTATACTAAATATATAGCGACATTAGTTGGTATTGCATTTCATGGATGGAAAGATGATGGTGAAGTATTTTGCCATTTAAATAAAATACAGACTGATAATCGTGTAAATAATATAGCAAGATTAAGTATGTCTATTTCTCAACAAATAAGTTGGGAAAGAGGCTGTTTGGTTGATTGGGGAATAGGCACTTACCAGAAGAACGAGACAGAAAAACTATTAAAGGAAATAAATGTTTATGAAGGCAATATATTAGTAAGAAGAGTTTGTGTTTCATGTAATAGAGAATTACCCATTAAGAATTTTTATGAGCGAAAAGATGGCACACAAAATAAGTTTAGAAATGAATGTAATGAATGCTGTTTAAAAAATGGCGGAGTTAAGGATATTGGAAAACTTAAAAATCGAATTGAATTAGCCGCAACGGGTTTAAGATATTGTACAATATGTAAAGAACTAAAACAATTAGATACAGATTTTTCAAATAGTAAAATAGGATATTTGGGGAAATCAAATACTTGTAAAAAATGTAGTTACGAGTTACATTCTAAATTTATCACAAATGAACGAAATACACTTGGAAGGTTTTATTTAAAGCAATATGCGATAAGACATAATATACCAATACCGGTAAATGATAATGATTATGACATAATAAGAAATATAATATTAGAAGATCGTAAACCTATTTTATTTATTGATGGTAAGGAGTTTTTAACAATTAGGGACTTTGCTAATTATATAAAAGATTATTATAATAATCCAATTACCATGACTGAGAAACGAATATACATGGGCAAAACAGAAGAGGAATGCAAACTATCGGAACATGACCTGAGAAGTCAATCTTATACAAAGGGGAAAATAAAAATTACTGATATAATAACAAAAGAAGAATACTTATTTTCTAATACGAGAGATCCTCAATTGATTAAAATATTTGGAGGTGTTGATATAGCAAAAAAATTAAAAAGAGGACAAGTGACAAGAATAACAAAATTGAGTAAATATAAAAATCCCTATAAAATAGAAAGAATATTAAATTAAAAGGTATTTTATTCTACAATCATGGCCAAAAGATTTACTGATACTAATAAATATAAAAAGCCTTTTATAAGGGGCTTACAAGGGGCTTATAAACTCCTTTGGGATTATCTGTATCACGACTGCGACCATGCCGGAATATGGATTATTGATTTTGAAATTGCCCAACTTTATATTGGATTTGATATGCCAGTAAATAAATCTGATGCTTTAAAATATTTTAATGCTGACGAGAAAAGAATAATTGAAATTGATGGCGGTAAAAAATGGTTTATAAAATCCTTTATAGAATTTCAGTACGGAATATTAAATCCAGAGAATAGGGTACATAATTCTATTTTACAAGAATTAAAAAAATACAAAGTTGATAAGGGGCTTGTAAGCTCCTTGCAAGGGGCTATGGATAAGGATAAAGACAAGGACTTGGATTTGGTTAAGGTCAAAGATAAAGAAAAGGTAAAAGATTATATTGACAGAATTGTTGAACAATTTGCAGAAGCACATGGAGATTATGAAATAATTAACCGTCCGAAAGAAAGAGAATTTGCAGGCAAGCTGCTAAAAATACATAAATCCAAATACCCTGACATGGATTCAGAAGAAACATTGAAATCTTTAAGGGAATATTTTAATGCCTGTATAAATATAAATGATACTTGGTTACATGATAACATGAGCCTTTCAATAATAATAAATAAGTTTAACGAAATAAATAATATTTTAAAACATGGAAAGTATAAAGGAGATAATGGCGCAACACCAGAACAAATTGCAGCCGCAGTTGCAAAGCATTTCGCCATTGATAGAGAACAATGAAATAAGCATTTATCATGGGGAACTGACAACTGAGACAATAAATAATTGTATGGTAAAGATTAAAAAGACATTTCCTTCTTTACCGGCTGGTTTTTATGATGTTTTTTCTGAAAGAATAAAAGCAAATAATTTTTGTGATGTAAAATTGATTGATGCTGTTAATTATGTTATTGATAATTCAACATATCCGACACCAACTATCGGACAGTTTATTTCTTATGATAAAAAAGTTAAATTTTATACTTATGAGGATATTTTAAAAATGGTTGATGAGCTCGGAGATGTTTGGAAAAATTATGCTGCAATTGATATCGGACTACCTAAAAAAGTCTGGTTTCATATTAACGACATTGCAAAATTTAATATAAAAGATAAATAAAAGGTAAAGATTTCAGACGCAAATAATTAATAATATGACTTATAAAGACTTTTTAGAAAAAAAACAAAAACGAGTAATTGAAAGCGGCTTTGAACCGATTAATTTAAACAATCATTTATTTCCTTTTCAGGAGTTCATTGTTCGACGGGCGTTAAAGGCCGGTAAGTATGCAATTTTTGCAGATACCGGACTGGGTAAAACAATCATGCAACTTGAATGGGCACATCAGGTTGTAGAACATACCGGTAAGCCGGTTCTGATATTAGCTCCTTTGGCAGTGAATACTCAGACGGTTGAGGAGGGTCAAAAGTTTGGTATTAAGGTTTGGCGTTGTCACGGCTCGACAATGAATGAAGATGCGTTTGACCATTTTAAGAAACGCATTTACATTACGAATTATGAGCAGTTAAAGAATATTAATATATCTGAGTTTATCGGAGTGGTATTGGATGAAAGCTCAATTCTCAAAAATGAGATGGGTAAATATCGTAATGATCTGATTGATATGTTTGCCGAAACTCCATATAAACTTTGCTGCACCGCGACCCCATCCCCTAATGATCCGATGGAACTTGGCAATCATTCTGAATTTTTGGATATAATGACTTACTTTGAGATGCTTGCAATGTACTTTGTGCATGATAGTTCCGATACGGGACAATGGAGATTAAAGGGTCATGCCATAGAGAGATTTTATGAATTTGTAAGTACATGGGCAATTATGCTGATGAGGCCGAGTGATATTGGATTTGAGCAAGTTGGATTTAACTTACCGCCTTTGAATATTAATCAGGTGACAATTGATACTGATGTACCAACCGGATTACTTTTTGGTGGCATTGCTGTGAATGCAACTGACTTCAATCGTACACTGAGAGAAACGGAAGATTTAAGGATTGCAGAAGTAGTAAGAATAGTTAAAAACATACCCGAAGATGAACAGATAATTATTTGGGCGAAACAGAACCAGGAAGCAGTAAATATAATGCGAGTTCTGAAAGATTATGATTGTCGTAATGTTCAGGGACTTGACAGTCCTGAAAAAAAAGAACGTGACTTAATTGATTTTGCTCATAAAAAATATAAAATACTTATTACGAAAACTCAGATCGCATCTTTTGGTATGAATTTTCAGAACTGCCATTATCAAATATTTGCCTCGCTGGATTTTTCATTTGAAAGTACATATCAGGCTATGCGCCGGAGCTGGAGGTTCGGACAGGGTAAAGAGGTCAATGTTTGGATGATAACAACCGACAGAATGATAAATGTAAGTACAACTATAAACGAAAAGGAAAAACAATTTAAGACTATGCAAGAGGAATTAACTAATGCCGTGAATAAGAATATCAGAGGTGAAATAACTACCTCAGTTGATAATTCAGAAGATGTAAAGACCGATAAATATTGGTGTATGAAAGGTGATTGTGTGCAGAGAATAAAAGAGATTGACGATAATTCAATTGATCTGATGGTATTTTCTCCTCCGTTTGCTGATCTTTATACTTATTCAAATTACGTTGAGGACATGGGCAACTCATCTGATTATGATGAGTTTGTTACTCACTTTACATTCCTGGTTAAAGAAATAGAGAGGGTATTAAAGTCGGGGCGACTGTGTGCAGTTCATTGCATGGATTTACCTACACTCAAGTCACGTGACGGGTATATGGGTATCCGACGGTTCAGTGCTAAAATAGCAGACATATTCGAGAGTAATGATATGTTTTTACATTCAGAGTTTACTGTTTGGAAAGACCCGCTTCTGGCGGCTGTAAGAACTAAGGCACTTGGATTGGCTCATAAGCAAGTGACAAAGGATATGAGCATGATACGCATGGGACTTGCTGATAAGGTAATGGTATTTAAAAAGAAGGGTGAAAATCAAGTTCCGATACAACTAACTGATAAAAGATTTTCATCTTATGTTCCGATGCACGAATACGATAACTTTCCACGTATACCAGAAGGGTTTAATGAGTTCTGGGGATATGATCCTGACAGCGATTATGATCGTATTACGCAATATTCTCATCAGGTTTGGCAACGTTACGCCTCTCCTGTTTGGATGGATATTGATGTTACTAATGTACTTCAATACACTACAGCAAGAGATCAGAACGATGAAAAACATATATGTCCGTTGCAATTGGATGTTATAGAACGCATCATTTTGCTTTATTCAAATGAAGGTGAAACTATTTTAAGTCCATTTGGGGGCATCGGATCGGAAGGTTATCAGGCAATTAAAATGGGACGTAAGTCTATTTCTATTGAACTGAAGGATAGTTATTTTGCTATCAATGCTCGAAATCACAGAGGGGCTGCTGAATTAAGTAATTCACTCGAATTATTCTAATTATGACACCGACTGAAAAACTTCGTTTTGTTATGCTTTACGGGCGAATTGCTAAGATTGACGGCTTATGGCAATGGTCTGCCGCACCTGACAAGGAATGTGCAATACGGCAGATGCGATCACCCAGCAGGTGGGATTTAGTTTTTTTTCTGTATGATAAAATAAAAGAATACAATGAAAACGGAATTAAGAAAAGTTTTTAAATGTGACCATTGCAGCAAGAAAATGTTTTCTGCTGGAGCAATGGGATATCATGAAAAATGGTGCAAAAAAAATCCAAATAACAGGCATAAATGTTTTGCTCTGTGCTGTCATCTGAAGCGTGACATAAATGTAATATGGTCAGACGGTGAGGGTAGCGGAGCATATAATTATGTATTTACCTGCCTAAAAACCGGACAAAAGATGTATTCATATAAACTTGAAAAACGCAGCCTATATGCTTATCGTAAATTACCTATTGATGCTGTGCGAATGCCTCTGGAATGTGAGTTGTTTCAGGAAATGAGTTATGATGAGCAATGTCAGAGATTTGGGTTATGAAGAAAAAAACGTTACCTCAGTTGAAGAAAAAAGCGCAATTACTTTTCAATGCTGCAATGAGAAAAAAGTTACCGTATTGTATTACTTGCGGAAGATCAGGAATTGAATTGCAAGCCGGTCATTACTACCCAACTTCAACGCATGATGGATTGAGATACGAAGAGGATAATTGCTGGCCTGAATGTATTTATGACAATAATTTCAATCAGGGTCATTTGATTTCTTACGGTGAAAATTTACGCGAATTACTTGGCCCTACACGATTTGCTGAATTAGTAAAAAAGGCGACTGATTATAAAATTAATGGTCACAAATGGAGTAGGACTGAACTTTTGGAAATAATTAAAAAATACTCAACATGATTAAAATTGTATTTATTGTAGTTGTTTGCACTTTTGTTGTAGCATTAGTAATAGGGGCACTATTTCTGATCCTTATTGTTTTAAATCAACCTGAAAATGAAACAGATTATCTTGAGGAGTTTCTGGACGTATGTATACCGAATGCGAAGAACAAAGAACTGGCCGGGCGTGAACTTGATATGCTAAAACCTAAGATAAGCAGAGAGCGTTATAATAAACTTTGTTTTAAGTTCTATGATAAATTTAAAGCAGAATGACCGCTGAAGAAGGTCGCGCGGCTTGTGGGGTATTCGGCTGTATTGAAGGTCGCGAAGAAAAGTATAAATATCCTATAAAAATGTACGGCACGGTTGTGGTTGTTGATAGTTATAACCTGCTTTTTTGCAATACCGAAGATGAGTTGGTTTTTTTCAGACTTCGTTACGTTGAAAAGTTTGCAATGAGAATAAAAGGAAAAAAGATGCTGAAAATACCTGTTAAGTTTAAAAAATATGTAAATTTGTTAAGTGAAAACAAAAGAAGCATGGCTCATGTTCTTTATGGTTCAGAGTATTCCGGACTGTCACGTTTTCCTACTCTCACAATCATTCTGGGCCAACTGATATGAAGATTGCAATACTTACACCCACCCGTGGACGGCCTTATGGACTTTTAAGGCTATACGAAAGCCTGGCAGCAACCATTTCCGGTAAGCATCAATTTATATTTGTTTATTATATTGACTTCGATGATGAAAAATTGGCAGAATATGAACAATTAATATTTCCTGTACACAATAATATTGAAATTATATGTTATCAAGGCCCCAGAATGATAATTGCTCAAACGTTCAATTATATGGCAGGTCAATTAAAAGATGATGACATCTATTTTATGAACGGAGCTGACGATATGGTATTTGATACAATGGCATGGGATGATATTTTAAGCACACGCATCGTTAATCATGCTTATGGTCTTTACTATTTTGATGATGGCATTCAACATGAGGGCATGGCTACGTTCGCTATTGTTTCGCAACACTGGATAAAAAAAATTGGATATTTCTTTCCCGAACATATCGTGCATAATTTTATTGATACTTATATCCACGATGTTGCTAAAAGAGCTGGCACTCTTGTTTATATCCCGGAAGTAAAACTAATACATCACCACTTCACGCTTAACAGTGCGCTTCTTGATAAGACATACCAGGATGCAGAACAATATTGGGGAAATGACCGCGAGGCTTTTGAGTCATCTGTCGAAAAGCGGATACAGGAAGCCGAGCTAATCAAAAGCCTTATTCAATGAAACTTTATGCCACCTGTCATAAGGAGTTTAGGAGTGTTGCCGTAGAGAAATTAACGCCAAGCGAAAGAGGCAGCGTGGTAAGCTATATTGTCAATGAGCATTATCCTAAAGACTGGTCACTATTCACTAACCTTATTGACAACGTAAAGGAATACGAACTTGAAAACTATAATCCGAAGTACCAGAGGAATAAGTATTTCGAGTACGGAACTATTGCTCATATATACCTCAATCCATGCTTGCATGACACTCATGTAGGATTATTACATAGCGACATTGTTTTTGAACTGCAAAGCGTAAGCGACATGATTGAGGAGTTTGATAAAAACCATGATACGATATTTTTTAATACTTTTTTCGGCCCGGATATTGATCCTGTGACACTGCACCCGCTTTACCTGACTGCTTTTGAAGTAAAGATGTTTGCAGATTACATGACTGAAAGACTTGGAATAAAGATTAATTCTGAGTTTATTTTGAATACGGGATGGATAGGTGCTATGTGCGCTGCACCAGTGGAGGTGTTTATTCGCTTCGGTGAGTTTATGGAACGTTATAGCGATGAAATAGAGAATATCCTTAACACTGATGCTTGGCATCTTCAAACGTGGCCCGGAAAACATACCATATGCGGCATAATAGAACGTATGTGGGGTTTTTATCTTGTTTCGCTCAATTACCCGATGAAGTATATGAGAATAATACACGATGGAATCACATACCAACATGACCGCTAACAAGATAATAAGTTTCTCGCTTTGGGGCAGCGATCCGAAGTACCTCGTTGGTGCTGTTGAGAACGTACGGCTTCAGAAAATACATTATCCCGACTGGAAGTGCCGATTTTATTTAGACCACAGTGTTACGCAGGAAATCGTAAACACATTGATGCAAGATGCGGAAGTTCATTTCATGCCTGAAAGTAAGGATAATTTTGGATTGTTCTGGCGTTTCTCCCCGCTGGATGACGGCACGGTTGACAGGTTTATCGTCAGGGATACGGATTCAAGGCTTAACGCAAGAGAAGCCGCCGCCGTAGCCGAGTGGGAGCAGTCGGGCAAGTGGTTTCACATAATGCGTGACCATCCTTATCACATGAGCATACCTATCTGCGGTGCTATGTGGGGAGCAACGAGCGAGTTTCGTCCGGGGTATTCGAACATGGTTAATGACTGGTTAGCAAGAAACGCGCAAAGGATTGAAAGCGGAGGATATTTTGGCACTGACCAGATGTTTCTCACCGAGTGCATTTACCCGTTGATAAAAGACAATCATATTGCACATGAAAGCATACCAAGCAACTACGGTAATGATAATCGTGTGTTTGCAGTAACCAACCCCGATAATATGTTTGTCGGGCAACAGATAAAAGAAAATGGGGAAGGTATTTGTTACTAAAGAGATCAAAATAATCGAAGGCGAGGCGGCATCTTCGTTAATAAACGAGAAGAACGAACTGCAATATTTCGAGGATGGCGTTGGGATAAAAAAGATTGACAGAGAGAGATGGGATGAGGCTCAGTATTATGAACGAAAGACATGGTGCGTTTCTTCTGTCGATGCGACAACAGACCGTAACGAAGAACACCTGAACAACTTCAATAACTATCAACTGCTTTATTATATTCTTGGCGATAACCTTTCTGTGATTGAACTGGGGTGCGGTGCTTTTACAAACCTGAGATACATCCTACCTATCATTAAAAAGAGGGTTTCATCCATTCATCTATTAGACCCTTTGATAAATGATTATATTCTCAACTCGCCGAACTGTACTTATAAGAATGGTGTTTTAATGAATTGTCCTGTCAAGATTTTTAATACTCCGATCGAAGAATTTATAGTCAGCCAGAAATATGACTTAGTGGTGATGATTAATGTCTTGGATCACTGTTACGATATAGACGTTATTTTTGAAAAGATATTTACTATGTTAAACAAAAGCGGGGTTTTAGTATTCAATGAAAGAGCCTATAAATCAGAGCAAATAAAAGAGTCAATCGAAACTATTTACGATGCCGGCCATCCTATACGGCTTACCGAAGAATACCTGAATAATAAATTAAGTCCTTACAAGTCTTTATATTTTAAGGAGTTTACAACTGATAACGTAATTGATAAATATTTAATTTTACAACATGAATGAGATATCCACACATCAGCCCGTACTTTTTGAAATGATCCGCTGGACTAAAGGTGCAATCCTTGAACTTGGTGCAGGAGAATATTCAACCTCACAAATACATGAATTAGCACCTGGCCGAAAGATTTTAACAGTTGATGACAACCAGCAATGGTCGGATAATTATAAAAATCTCGAAAACTCAAAGCATAGGTTTACTTTATTCAGTGAGGATTTATTTGATATTCACGGCCTGAACTGGTCACTTGCGCTTGTTGATCTTTCGACATGGGATCAGCGTATGTTTGCGATTAATAAACTTAGATTTTATGTTGATTATATGATTATTCATGATGCTGAAAATCGCGGGCTTGGCCAGTTGTTTGAGTTCTGGCGCGAATACCGTGTTACTGACTTTCCTATGCCAACAACACTGCTGGCAAGTAATATTTATCCGCTCGAAGATATTCACATCGAAGGCGCAACAATCGTAAATCATGGATAAGATGAAAAAGATAAAGAAGATAATTGGGTATTCAATTTTAGTATTACTGCTTATTGGACTTTTAGCAATACCAGCAATAGCAACAGGTTTATGGTGGACTTCATTTATTGTAATCGGTATTGGGGGAACAATATTAGGATTGATAATTTTAGCTTTACATTTAATAGATTAATAATGAAATACTTATTTTGTTATTTTGCTGAAATATTTCACCGTTATTGTTTTGATAAGTTATATGTACAGGATAGAAAACGAATTATCTGGTCATGGTTATGTTTTCGTTTGCTGGATTTTATTCAGTTTTCAATTTCTGATTACAGAAGATATTTAAAGACAAATGTTAAAAAATATCAAAGATATACGGCACAATGGGATTAAACGCTTCGAATGGTAATATGTATAGTTGGATTAATGCCACATGGAATACGGTCAAGGGTAAATGTCCTCACGGTTGTACTTACTGTTACATGAAACGATTTAGCAAACAAAAACCTATACGATTTGATTATAAAGAACTCAAAACAGATTTAGGGTCAGGAAACTTTATTTTTGTTGGTTCAAGTTGTGATTTATTTGCTGATGCAATTCCAGTGGAATGGATTAAAAAAACATTGAAGCATTGCGAAAAATTTGATAATAAATATTTATTTCAGAGTAAAAATCCGTGGCGAATTTTGGACTTTATTGATGCTTGCGTTATTTCAGATAAATCAGTTGTCTGTACTACAATGGAAACGAATAGATATTATCCTGAAATAATGGGTGGTTGTCCCGTTGTTAGTCAGCGAAGTTTTGCGATGCACGAAATTTCAAAGGTCATTAAAACATACATTACTATTGAACCGATAATGGATTTTGATTTAGAAGAATTTATTATAACTCTTAAAAATTGTAATCCTACTCAAGTCAATATCGGTGCGGATAGTGGCAATAATAATTTACCTGAACCATCAAAAGAAAAACTTTTGGATTTAATAGAAGCACTAAAAGAGTTTACCGTTATTGACCAGAAACGAAATTTAAACAGATTATTAAATGGATGAAATAAAATCAATTCACTATGTTCTTACAGAACTGATGCGGCGTTACAACGAAGGTTTTGCCGTTGCGAAGGATGACATCATGGAATTGTGTGTTGAATACGAGATTGACCGGCATTACGAAGCTATGGTAGCGATACTTGACAAGATGATGCCTATCGGAACTATCGGCACAGTTGAATATCCTTTCGGGGAAGTTGATATAACATGAAACATTTTGACGAAAATTGCGTAAATTTGTAAAATATGAAAAAGATTAAAGAAGACACATTTGAGTTAAGAACCGGAAAGATTATTCATCCTGATTGTGGACCTGCCGGTATTGGCAAAAGATGGGTTACTGGGTTTACTCTTTGTGAGATGGAAGATAATGCTTTTGCTTATGGTCTTATAAGGGGTAATGATGATGAACCTGACCTGACAAAAGAAGAGGCCATAGAAGTTGTTGATTACATGATTATGTCATGGACAATGTTTGCAATTAGTTTAAAAAAATGATACGTTGTAAAAAAGGTAAATGCACAGTTTATTCTAAAAAGGGCAAAAGACCGAGTAAGCCGATGTCAAAGAAAAAGGCAAGAAAACGTTTGCACGAAATTGAGGCATTTAAGCACATGAATAATTAATGGCTGAGGACGAAAACATAGAACTAACAGACAAACAAGAAAAATTTTGTTATGAATATTGTTTGGACTTGAATGCAACTCAGGCTGCAATAAGGGCGGGTTATTCAGAAAACACTGCTCGTTCTATGGGATGTCAGTTATTAACAAATATTAACATTAAGGCAAAAATTAAGCAATTTCAGGACAATCTCGCTGAAACAGCGGGGATTAGCAGGCTGAGAGTTTTGAATGAACACATGAAAATGGCCTTTTCGTCAATTGCTAATCTTCATAATACCTGGATAAAGCGAAAGGACTTCGAAACGCTTACAGATGACCAGAAGGCTTGTATTGCTGAGATTGACACAAAGATCAGGGTTGAATATCAATATAATTCTGAAAGTGACGAAAGAGAACCGATTTCAGTTGAATATGTAAGAATAAAACTTTACGACAAACAAAAGGCTCTTGATAGTATTTCAAAGATGCTCGGATTTGATGCTCCTACTGCTTTTATAGTAAATGTTCCTACATTACCAGATATTATTATTAAATAATGAAATCGCCGGGCATATATCAAATACAATCAATTAAGAAGCCCGAAAGGAGTTATATAGGATCATCATCAAATGTATATCGTAGATGGCAGGGCCATATTAGTCAGTTAAAACGTAATATACATCATGCTCAAAAACTCCAGCGACATTTTAATAAATACGGAGAAACCGATCTTCGTTTCTCGCTTTTATTAGGATGTGATAAAGATGACTTAATTAAATTGGAGCAGTATTTTCTTGATAGTTATAAACCATATTTCAATAATTTATTACAAGCAAAACCAGTCAAATATATTCCGCATCGTGAGGACGTGAAAGAAAAGATGAGGCAATCAAGGTTGGGCCATAAGTTAAGTGAAGAAACAAAGGCGAAAATAAGCAAATCACATATGGGAATTAAGCCTTCGGCTGAGACAATAGAAAAATTAAGAATAGCACAATTAGGTAAAATCAGGCCACATACAAAAGAACAAATTGAGAAAATAAGAGCATCAAATAAAGGACAAAAAAGAAGCGAGGAAACAAAAAGGAAACTATCTGAAATACATAAAGGGAAACCGGCATGGAATAAAGGCAGAAGGTTTATTGATGGTAAATATATTTTAGCAGATGCAAGTTGAACAAACCATATCTGAACCTCAACGTGCGATATTAAAAAGCACTAAAGCAATGAACTTGTTTCTCGGAGGTGTCGGCAGCGGGAAGACTTATTTACTGGGCATAAAGACGTATCAACTCATTCGTCACTTTCCTTTGATGCGGGGCTTTATTGGTGCTAATACAGCGATGCAGCTCACACAATCAACTTTATTTCGTATCAGAGAGTATTGGAAAAGCATAGGAATTGTTGAATACGATAAAATAGGTTGTCCTCATGGTCAATATGTAGTAAACAAACAGCCGCCGCCGCATTTTAAAAGTGATACACATTCATTTGACAGTTATTATAATATTATCTCATTTATAAACGGGTGTGTTATTTTTATCGGATCACTTGAGAATTCAGCCGCACATAGCGGAAAGGAAATGGCGTGGGCTGTATTGGACGAAACCTGGGACACGCGCGAAGAGGATGTTAAAGAAATAATCATTGCAAGGATACGACAAAGAGGTATCTATTTAGTTGACGGCGAGTTAAAGGGTGAAGGCAAACCCGAACAACAATATAATCCGTTGTTTATTGCAACGTCACCGGCAAAGGTTGAATGGATTAATCAGCTTTTTTCACTTGATAAGTACGTTGATGAAATAAACGCTAAAATATACTCGGACAAAACGTTCTTTTACAAAGAGTTTGATAATAAATGTGCTGTTATATCTTCTACGTTTCACAATGTTCACAACGTAGGTGAGGCTTATATAAAAAACATTCTTGACAACAACACTACTCAAAGAGGTTCAGCTTTGATTTACGCTTGTCCTTTCGTTGCGATTGGTGGCGAGTTCTATTCTTCATTTAACCGACTGAAACACGTTGATAAACTGATTTACGATCCTTCAAAGCCTTTGCACGTTTCATTTGACCAGAACTCAGTGCCTTATAATTCATGTTCTATTTGGCAGTTCGAGCAGAAGGAAAACATCTGGTATGCGAAATGTATTGATGAGATCACTTTAGAGAACCCGCGCAACTCTACTGAGGAGGTTTGTGAGGAGTTCATGTTGCGTTATGCTAATCATAAAGCAGGGCTTTACTATTATGGTGATGCTTCAGGGCGTTCACGCTCTACAATGAATAAGGAATTTAAACATCATTATGAAGTTGTTGAATGGAAGCTCAGAAAGTATCTTATCTCAGGATCGGACCGTACAGCAATTAAAAACCCTTTAGTTCTGAAACGTCGTGACTTTATTAATCGTATTTTTGAAGAAAAGTTACCGATAAGAATACTGATTGACGAAGGTTGCCGTAAAATGATCGCTGACCTGATGTACTGTAAACAGGCCGTTGACGGGACTAAGGACAAGCATATCGTTACGGATAAGGAAACCGGAGACCGTTATCAGAAATATGGCCATTTATCCGACGGAGCAGATTATTTTTTAACAGAGGCATTTAATAATTTTTATAATATGTAAAATAGGAGGAAATTAAAATGGGAGCACCAAAAGGGAACTGTAATGCTTGTAAAGGCGGAAGTCATAGCGTAAGTAAATCTAAAAAAACTTATAAAATGCCTTATTGGATGAAACGAAGATTAAGTAAAGAAAGACAAAAACAAAATTTTTGGCTTAAGGCAGGGAGGCGTTTCAAATCCGTTTCTTAATATTTTATAATTTATACACTGTTGAAGGTGCATAATTGAAAGTAAAAATGACAGTTGAATACAAAATAGTAAACGGAAAGTATGTTGAAGGTTATTTTCTGACATTTGAGGATATTGAAAAACTCATCCGTTCGTTTCAGACTTCCGATCCTTTGGACGAAAAGCACATGAATATTGAAAAAGCATTAGATGAATACTTAAGCCATGAATAAAGAACAAGGACTTGCACAGTTGACAAAGATTGTCACGGATAACATAACGCATCAGGACTATAAGCGTGTTACTGATCTGGCTGATATTTATTACAAGATGGTCAGCGGTGACGACATCTCTGAATTGTTACATAAGATAACACGAAGGGAAACAGATGAAGAATATGAGATGCGTAAACTCATTACAAACTCGGTCATACCTCCGACACTTGCCTCAACAAAGTTGCCGTTTCAAAAGACCGTGCGCACAAAGGCAAAGAAGCGAATTATCAAATGGGATAAGACAGATGATGAAGTGCGAAAGGCTGAGTTTGAGCAGTTCCTTTTTAATTACTGGGGTGATGCTTCACTCGAAAAGTTCCTTGAATATGCGTTTGTTGATTACAACTACATTGACCCTAATGCTTTTCTGATTACTGAGTTTGACAGCTTTGACGCTAAAAAAGAAAAGGCTAAACCTTATCCGTTTATTGCAACATCTGAACAATGTGTGATGTTTGAGATAAAAAATAATATTCTCGTTTACCTAGTTGTCAAACTTCCGATTAAATTTAAGGTTGCTGAATTGGACGAGAAGGAAAGTGACGGAGTTAAGTACACTATTTATTTGGGGATGGATACGATTACGTTTACTCAGGTATCGCGTAACGTTGTCACAGAAGGCGAGATCATTGACATTGGACCTGTTAATTACCTGATTGAATACTTTACACCAAAGAATGAAAAAGTTCCTGCACGAAGATTTGGATATAAAAGAGATGCTGAAACACAAGGACGGACATTTGTTTCAACGTTTCACGACATTTTGCCTTATCTGAATAAGACACTAAAGATCGACAGTGAACTTGATCTGACGGCTGCAATGTGCGCCTTCCCTCAAAGGTTTGCTTACGTTATGCCTTGTAGGAACTGTAACAAGGGCAAAATGCCTGATGGCAATCAGTGTCCGGTCTGTAATGGATCAGGTAAAGAGCCTTTTCATAATTCAACGATGGATGTTGTTACTTTGGATATGCCGCGCGATGCGATTGACATTATTGACCTTGAAAAGTTATTAGTTTATAAGTCACCTCCGGTTGAACTTCTGACTTGGCAAAAGGATTACATCAATGAACTTCGTGCGAATGTGTTTTTAATGATGTTCAACAAAGAACTCTACACTAAAGATGAAGTTGCTGCAACGGCTACCGAAAAGGTTTTGGAGATAGACAACCTGAATGATACTTTACGCCCGTTTGCTCAGGCCTTATCGACGATGTGGGAGTTTATAGTTCGAGATGTTGCAACGTTTACGGATTTTGGTAAAGGATTGTATGTTGAACATCTTTATCCGGAAGACTTCAAATTTAAGTCCCAAACAGAAATGATGAACGATCTTAAGGCTGCAAAAGATGCAAATGCCTCGACTTCTACGATTGCAAAGATTGAAGATGACATTAACGAAAAACTTTATGCTGATCAGCCCGAGGATCTGAAGATAATAAGGATTAAGAACTCATTCAATCCTTTCAGGGGCTACAAAGAAGAAACTATTGACTTACTGATTTCGCAGGGTCTGACAACGCGGTTTAACGCTGTGCTTTATGCTAACCTTGAAAGTATCTTCAATGAACTTGAGCAGGAAGTACCGGAACTTTACGAGTTGAATTATCAGTTAATTCTCGATAAGGTAAAAGAAAAGGTTGTTGAATATATGGCAACAATGGATGCAGAGAGTAAACCCGAGCCTCAGTTAAATTTGGGTGGTGAAACATTACCGGCTGAAGATCAGCAAATGGAAGGTGAAACTAATACAGAAACCAGATAATAATATGAAAATAAAAAAAATTATTGGATGGTCATTGTTAGTTATTACAGTAGTTTCCGCACTGGCCGCTATTACTTTAGGATTAATGATTAAATATGACTATACATTATTTGTGTCGCTTTTGATGGTTATTGGCGGAACTTCAGCTTTATTTTTATTAACTTGGGCACTTACGTGGGCAGTTGAAACAGTTTTGGAATAAAGTAAAACTAATACAACAACAGTATGACATTCGAGATCATTCACGCAAAAGTAATTAATAAGACATAATGCGTTTCACTGTAATTTTACCTTCATTTTTGGGGCAATACGCAAATTGTGCCTCACGTCGTCCTGAAAAGCTTTGTCGAGCAGTTGACAGTGTCATTGCTCAGACGTTTCAGGATTGGGAGTTACTTGTTATTGCCGATGGTTGTCAGGAAACAGTTGATATAATGCGAAGGTACACTGATAAACGTGTTCATTGTCATCTGATACCGAAAGCCCCGATGTGGGACGGCAAACCGCGAAATACAGGTATTGAAAAGGGCAAAGGCGAGTACATTGTTTACATTGACGGCGACGACTATTGGGGCGACGACCATCTTCAGGGAATTAATGATAACTTAGCGAATTATGATTGGGTTTACTTTAATGATTATGTGTGTAATCCTGACGGCTCAGTGGTAATGCGAAGCTGTAACATTAAACAACTCGGTGCAAACGGTACTTCAAATATCTGTCACCGCAGAAGTTTGGACGTTCGTTGGGGTCATCGTGGTTACGCGCACGACCATTATTTCAATCAAAAACTTTTATTTTATAAGAACCATGCAAAGATTAACGCAGGGGAATATATCGTTTTACATATGCCAAATGGACTTGATCTATGAGAGAAATAAAACTAACACCAATTATGCACGGAGATTGCATGAGAGTAGAGAATAGTTCTGCTAAAGCAAATAGTTATTATAAAATTATTGAAACTATAAATATTATTAATGGTCATCGCACGTCTTATATAGAGATTGACGGTAAAGTAGGCGTATTATTTGATGCTTATAGTAAATATGGAGTGATTTGGTATTTCCCTAATTAAAATAAATATTATGAAAGCAGAAATTGACGAACGTGGCAATTTAAAAATTGAAGCTGAAACGCCTTTAGAATGTTATGCTTTAGAAAGGTGGGTTAATCAGAATTTTGATTGTGGAAAAACTGAACGCATGGAATTTGATTGGAGTTATCCTAAAGTTGAATTAACATATACATCAATAGACGAATATGGCACACCCCACTAAAATTGCAGCAATAACAATCACTTACAATCGTCTTGACCTCACAAAGAGGACGATCAAGTCATTCTACGAAAAAACCGGCGTTGATTATCATTTGTTCATTGACAACGGTTCTACTGACGGAACGGTTGAGTGGCTTGAAGATTATAACCGCGTTTTGCTTGGTGAAAACCTGGGTATTGCAGCAGCGTTTTATTACGGTGTTAATCTCTTAAAGGATTACGATTATATTCTCAAACTTGACAATGACGTTGAAACTGTCACAGAAGACATGATCGCTAAGTTAGTGAGGTTTATTGAGATCGCTGGGCCTCATGCCGTTTCTCCGCCTGACCTTATGATTGACCCTGCTTTTTACCCTCAGATTTATTCACGTAAGAAAATCCAGGAATACGACGTGCAATATACTTCGCACACGGGCGGGGCGTTTCAACTTGCACCGACAAAATACTGCCTTCAAATGGTCAATCAATTCACTGCCCTCAAAGGTGGTGACATGACAATAGGATGGTATTATAAGTCAATTCATTGCCCTCCAGCTTACCTTTTGAATTTAGGGATGAACCATATAGGATTGAATAGAAGCACACCAGTTAAAGATTATATATTCTAATGGCAAGGTTACCGCGATATTATAAGATAATAGGATCAACAATCACTAATGAAGGTATTGAATTGAAACTTAAAATAAAATGGTGGGGTTATCCTATTATTTTCATAAAGCGATTAATTAATCGTATAAAATGAAGTATGATTTAATCATAGTCGCCGCCTCAAAGGACGCTGCTTTACAAAAGATGACGCAGGAGGCTATTGATAGTTGCTTGGCCGATCATGCTCAGGTAAACGTTATTCTTATCGAGACATTTAAAGAATTTCCATATCACAATGTAAACAAAACAATATTTTATAACGGTGAATTTAATTACAATCATTGTCTGAACCTGGGACTTAAATATCGTACAGGTGACGTTCAGATTTTGGCAAACAATGATATTATATTTCAAAAAGGCTGGTCAACAATCGGAGACACTATGCGTTCGCAGGGTTATCTCTCAGCCTCGGCACTGTCTAATCACCCGCGTCAAAGGATATTTAAAAGAGGTGACTTCGCCTACGAAGGATATGAGATTTGCCTTTACATGACAGGCTGGTGCATATTTTGTGATAGTAAACTATGGGATATTATCGGACTGTTAGATGAAAGTTACCAGTTTTGGTATTCAGATAACATGTATATCAATCAACTGTCTAAAAACAGAATACCTCACTATCTTATATGTAATGTTACAGTTTTGCATTATATCAGTCGCACACTTAACAAGCAGGATTATAAAACAAAAATGAAACTAACGAATGCCGAAAGAAAAACTGTTCACAAGTCTCATCGCGCGCATATATAAAAGGAATTATGAGGATATAGGGATGTTCTTTTTTGTCGAAGCGCAACGGATGATCGTACCGGCCGTAACAATTGAACAGGCTGTTGATAATTACTTTCGGTATTTGGGTATAAAAAATTTCAATCATGACAGCGCGGTTGCAACTTACAGTAAACTAAAACGTGAATATTACCAATCACTGAAAAATGATCCGTCTCCCGAAAAGAATAAATGATGTTTTGAAGCGCAAAGATGAGTTTCTGAGCAAGCGTGAAGTGATGCTTGACAAAACTTCTATGCGAATGCAGGAACAATTACTCGCGAAGGTTCTTTCGGATATTATCCCTAAACTTGACACAAAAGGTGGAAAGATATTGCGCACACTTCGGAACTATCAGCTTTTAGGGCAATTAGATAAAGTTTACAAAGATTTCGATAAAGTTCAAAGGGTTGCATTTGTCAAAGAGGTCGGTGACGCAACTAAAGGACTTGCATTACTTAATAAAGGTTATTTTGCAACAACTCTCGGTGCTTCACTTCCTGCGCTGTTTGAAAAGATCGCTGCGGATGCTTATGCGATAATGGATATGCGTGTAGGGCTAAAGGGCGGAGAGATTGTGTCAGGCGGTTTTCTTGAGGCACTGATTACAGATAATAGTTTGCTGACTGAGTTAAAGAACTTCATGGCAAAGTCAGTTGCGGCACAAACGAAAACAAAAGATTTTATTAAAGGTGTAAATGACATAATCGTAGGTGTTGAAGGCAAGCCAGGTGGCATACAGAAACAGATTGACCGTTTTGCGCATGATCTTTTTATGCAATATGATTCTGCAATGAATAACGAGATGGCTCAGGGATTAGGGATGAATTCGTTTCTGTATCAGGCTGGCATTATTGAGACAACACGCGACTTCTGTGCTGCAATGGATAGTAAGGTATGGACGCGCGAAGATGCTGCCGCTTGGCCTGACTGGACACCCTCACAAGGTGACTATCCTGTGGGTTATGTTATTAAACAGAAAGACCCTGATCAAATTCCGAGTTATATTGATTATCCCGGTTACGCGCCTTTGATTGACAGAGGTGGTTTTCGTTGCAGACACAGAATTGCATGGATTCCTGAAGAATTAGCATATGTTTATAGGGCAAAAGAAAAAAATATAGAAAAATAGTTTTTTATTCAAAATATTGTTTTATCTTTGACTTGTGTTCGTATGAGGAATACAAAAAGACATAAAGGTTATAACCTGAAGGCCCGGTTCTCATACGATCGGGCCTTTAAATTAAAAATAATGTAGTATGAAAATTGCGATTTGTAAACTGAAAAGTACAAGTCCTTATTCACAAGGCAGATTTCATGAAGCACCGGAATTGCCGAAAGAGTTGAAAAAGGACTATGAAGTGCGCACATGGAGAGAGAAACTTCATTATCTTCCCGAAACAGGACAGGTATTTATCCCTCCTATGTCATTTGCGGTGTCTCTCAAAGAGGCGGCAAAATATCTGAATATTCAGATACCCGGTAAAGGCAAATCAACTTATACCAAAAACTTCGATTCGGGAGTTATGGTAACTGAACCTGTTTTGCTTGATATCAGTAAAAATGATGTTGAGAGTGAAGTTGTTTTTGTACCTGCTGACGGCAGACGTGGAGGTACTACGAGAGTAATGAAAACTTTCCCTTTGATACGTTCATGGGATGGTACGGTAACTTATTTTATTCTTGATGACATTATCACTGAGGATGTTTTCAGGCGTGTACTCGAAGCATCGGGCAATCTTATTGGTGTTGGTCGATTCCGTCCCCGTAACTGTGGGTATTACGGCCGCTTCGAGATTATTGATATTAAATGGACTGAAAAATAAAATGCGTCCTGTCTCGTTTAGTCTGGTCATGTCTAGTCAAGGTTCGTCTGGTCGTGTCAAGTTGTGTCTCGTCAGGTCTGGTCTCGTCGGGTCGAGTCTCATCGCGTTTAGTCACGTCTCGTCAAGTCGCGTCAAGTCAAGGATTTTTTAACTAAAAACAAATAAACAAATGAAAACATTAGCAAAAATCTCAGAGGAAAGTTTAATACTCATCAAATACTTAGAGGGTATTGAACATGGTCAGATATTGAGCTATCAAAAAATTGAGCAAGATACTGGCGTTAAAATGGATACTCCGGCAGGTAAATCCTATCTGCGCACTGCCTGCAAGAAACTGCACCGTGAATATTCATGTTTGCGTGGTGTAGGTATTGAATTAGCAAGTACAAAGACTGCCACTACTTTAATAGTGGGAAGGCTTGTTAAAATAGACAATGCCGTCAAAAGAGGTGAACGCACTTATAATAACGTCAGCGTTGCGTTTTATAATGAACTTCCGGCACAAGAACAGAAGCAGATCAATTTCATTGGTGCTGCTTTTGGTGCTATTCGTGTGGCTGCTGAAAATGGTAAGTACTATCTTAAAAATACAGTCAGGGCAAATGGGTCAATTCCTGTTTTGCCTGAGAATATTAAATAAACACGTCGGGTTCAGTCGAGTCCTGTCGAGTCACGTCGCATTTAGTCGAGTCGAGTCAGGTCAAGTCAAGCAGAGCCTCAGTTTTTACTGGGGCTTTTTTTTGTGTCTATTTCTATAAATATGACGAATATCATGTGAGATATTGACCAAAATCATAGTTTATTATAAAAATTTTATTATGTGAACAAATAATTGTATTTTTGTAAAAACATTTTGAGATGGAAGACAAGATACCTCAAGATATAAAAATCATAACAGATTGTGCACTTCGATTAGGATGGAGTTTTGCTGTTCCCAAAGGTGGGGGAGTAGAAGATGATGGTGAAGTACATGGTATGATTATAGGTGAACTCGCATATATAAAATACATATTAAAACATCTTGAATAATGGCAAAAATAGAAAAGATTGAGTGTCTCGTTAAAGGCAAAGTTCTTAAACTTGCGCCCGAAGCGTTTAAAATAGCTGAACAGTATTTCGGTGCTGAAAAAATGGACGCACTGAAAATTAACAAACCGATTGAACTGTCAAAGCCTATCCTTATTCCAAAACCTATTCAGATCAATAAACCGGTGCTTGGCAAACCTATTGAAAAACCTGAAACACCGATTGAAAAGGTTGTAAAAACTGAGGTCGTGGATGAAAAGGTTGTCGAGCCTATTGCCAATATAGCTCCAAAGAAAAGGAAGATTGTTAAAAAGGCAAAGAAATGAAGGAGATAACCTCAAAGCGAAACGGGTTTACTCAGTTTGTCACAGACGAGGAGTGGCAATGGCTGGTTAAGCGTCACCGTGCGCGAGATTTCACAGTTGTCGAGATGAAACCTCCGAAAATGCTCACGTTACCGAAATTACTCACAAAAGAAATAATCAAACCGAAAATAGAAAAGCCTAAAACAAAAAAGAAATGACTGATATTGAACAAAAAAAATTGAATGGGTTCTTTTCCAAAACCTTAAAGATGGAAGCCGAGGACATGGCCAGCCTTTATAATGAAGCCGGGGAGCTTGTCTCCTTAACCGCAGCCGAAAAAGCAGATACCTCACGGGTTGCAAAACTCAAAGAGGACAACGACAGTCAATATAAGCGAGGCCAGAAGGAAGTGGCAAGCAAACTGGAGACAAAGCTGAAGGATAAGTATGACATAGAATCCGATTTGACAGGGGTCGAGCTGATTGACCATATTCTGAGCGAAGAAGTAAAAAAGGTAAAAGGGAATGGCGAAGATATTTCCGCACATCCTGAATACGTTAAACTGAAACTCGAAAACGATAAGGCTTTAAAGGCTAAAGATAAGGAATGGCAAAAGAAACTTGATGAAGTTGAGGTTACTCATTCGAAGCAACTAATATTCTCAAAGATCAAAGATCGTGCTTTTGCCGAGCTTGATAATTTAAAGCCTATTCTTCCAGAGGATAGCAGAAAAGCACAGAAGTGGCGTGAAAAGTTCATCGAAGAATTTAAAAACTTCGAATACCAGGAACAGGATGGAAAATTCATCATTATAAAAGACGGCAAACCATTGCAGGACAGTCACGGTTATACAAAGTCATTTGAGGATCATGTTAAAGAAACGGCCTCAGACTTCTTTGAATTTCAGACTGCCGAAGCGCGTTCGTCTGCTGGTAATAAACAGGCAGATGGTACAAATGGTAAAGTTGTCGTAAAAGATGGAGCAGATTATGTTCAAAAGACAAGGTTAGCAAAAACCCCGCAAGAGAGAATTGAACTATTGAATGCTTACGAACAACTAACTAAAACAAAATGAGTGAAATTGGACATATTGACTGCGGATACCTGCCGACTATTCAAGCTAAACAGGAAAGAATATGGACAGATCCTATTCAAAAAATAGACCTTATAGCTGATGTAGATTCAGTAAAGGCTGTACTTGAAAATCAACAGGTAAATTTTACTGAGATACTCGGTAA